TCCACTTTTTCTTCTTCTTCTTTTTTACACTGTTTTTTATGCCGCCATAATCCTGAATTATCTTTGTATGTTTTGTTACACATTTGGCAGCAAAACTTGGAGCATAATTTTGGCATAATTTGATTGCTAACTGCCATTTTTGAGTGTTTTGCACTCATTAGGTGATTGTCATAGCTACTCTTCTTGCTCGTACCATAGTCACAATTTTTACAATAAAATTTGAAGCATAATTTTGGCATAATTTGATTGCTAAACATTGCTATATATAAGCAATGTAAATTATGCTTAAGTTATTTTTTGAAAATATTAAAAATTTTATCGTAACACTTTTTTTCAAGAAAAAATCATTTTTAAACCATTATGCTCACAAATCATTTTCTTACATTTTTTTCCAAACCTTCTTTCAGGAATCCAAAAATGGACATTTATAAATGTCCAAATCCCAAAAATCTTTTTCCAATTTGAAAAAAAGTTGTTACTGAAAATATAAGAAGAAAAATACAGTAAAAAACGTGATGATAAATGGTAAGACCGCCAATATTTTAACGGAGACCATGTTTTTGCCGATAGTTCTTTAAGTTCTTTTTAATATATATTATTTCAAATTTCGAGATTTTGTTTTTCTACATTTCTTCCGTTTCGTTTTCTTTCGTTTCGTTTTCTTCCGTTTTTTTCGAGATTGCTTACCTCCCAAAACTAAAGGTCGGGTTTTTGGTATTCTAGGTATTATAAAATATTGACTATTATCGCATGTTGTTTGAGAACAATGATAGGTTGTTTCAGATGGTCGGGCCTCATATGTGTTAACTATATCAAACATTATTACATTTGCATACACAAATATATTGTTTGGTACAACTATATATCCATCTAGACCCCATGTAATCCCGTATGTATTTTTCATCTTTAAAAAAGTATCACCTAAATCTAATTCAGCACTACTACGAAAAATATTTTGCATAACAGCTGCATGACCATATTCTGCTGTTTGAGGTGTATTTATCATGTTAATAAAAGTGTCAAACATGGTTACTTCTCCTGAACTTGGATCTGAATTTGCAAGCCCTGATGGTAAATCTAAATAGTCTAATAATAATTCAGTTAATTCATTATTAATAATTGTAAAAGCATGATTAACCTTTTTTAAAATAGTTTCCATTTCTTTTATTTTTTTTGTATCACGATCTAATTTTCGGTTTTGTAGTAGTTTTTGTGTTTGTTCTAGTTGGTTTCTTTTTTTTTCTCGTTGTGTTACTTTTGCAATAATTTGATCTATTATTCTAGGGTTAGTATTACATTTTATGGATTGAAATTTATTAAAAAATGCTCTGTCAAACTCTATACCTATTACTCCATATTCTCCTTCCATAAATCTTTGTTTGAGTACAAGAAAATCGGCATCTGTAAAAGGATCAGGAATATCTTGGTCAATTTTATTTCTCATAACAAATATTGTAATATTGAATACTTTTCCATCTAATTTTGCTTTGATTTCATTTAATATTGTTACTAATATAATTTTATCAGGATCGCTTAATACAAATGTTAATTCACGTAGTCTCATTTTATAATTATTTAATTCTAATTCTGTTTTTAGAGTTTGTGGTATAATACTTTCTAGAGTTTGAATATGTAACCTATGTTGAGCTATTAAAACTTGGTTTTCATCATTTGTATTTATATTTGTAGTAATATTGTCTACAGTTATATCATTTTCTATAATTCGATTAAATGCTTCGCAAAATGATCTTAATGCAGGTTCTCCATTTATTCCACATGATCCAAAATTTTTACGTAAAACACGTTGAATAAATGTGTATAATATACAATATTTATATTGTGTTTCATTTTGTTGAGGCATACCTAGCGCATATTGTTGACAAATATTTGGATCAGTCTCATTCCAATTAATAGCTTCACCAATCCATCTAAGCAATAAAACAATTTTACGCATAAAAACATTTGCTATCGAGTATACTGCACAATCATCATATTGTTGATGACATACTTGTAATGATAATTGTTTGCGTAGTTTTGGATTATGTCCTGTGTCTGTGTCTGTTTCTGTGTCTATGTCTGTGTCTGTATTTTGAGATATATTATTATTTTTTCGTTTTTGTTGTTGTTGTTTTTGTTGTTGTTGTTTTTGTTGTTGTTGTTGTTGTTGTTGTTGTTGTAGAGGTTCCATATAATATATATTAAATATATATTAAATATATAATGTGTTGGAGTGCTGAAGTTTCATTAAAAACGTTTCTAATTGGTACAATTAGTGCAATAATTTGTTTATATTTAGATGCAATACCAAAATCTTTAATAGTTGTTAGTTGGTCTTTTACTCTGGTGCAATTACTAGAGTATTTTACTTGGACATATATTAATGATAAACCTAAAATATATTATTTGAGCATTATTGGACTATTGCTTATATTTCTTCAACTATTTTTGGCATGTTATTATTATGTTAAAAATAATAATAAAAATTTACAAAGGGGTTTATTTATTAGTTTTATAATATATATTATTGCGTATTGTATATTTGTATTGCCAAAAACAAAATTTAACATGAAAAAAGGTGCAAATGGTCATTTGGAATGGGAATGGTTGGAAATGCCTCCTATATTTTTATTAGGAGGGTTAATATTTTATATTATGCCTATTTTATTTAATAAAAATTATGCAGGTCTTATATTTACATTAATAACGATATTGATTAGTTTATATTATTATTACAAATATAAGACATGGGGAACGATGTGGTGTTATTTTAGTAATATTATTTGGATTTTTTTTATTTTATTTTCGTTGTATAGGATATATTTTGGATTAGAAAAGACGTGGTTTTGGGATTATTAATGCAATAAAAAATAATTAATTATTTAATTTTACTATTTATTTTTTCTTTAAGTTCTTTTTAATATATATTATTTCCTAATCTAATCTATCTAATATATTTTATAACTAAGTAAATCTATTTCTTAAAATATTTCTTGTAAGTGTTGTAGAAGTCTGACCCGCAAAGCACTGGATCTCTGTCTGACATGTATCTTGCATTGATTTCTGCGACTAGTTGCTGGATTTTCTGTTCCAAATTTAAAATAGCAAGTACCATATTGGCTACTGATGGCTTGTATAGTTGGTGTTCTTTGCACATGAAATTAATAATGGTTTCTAATTCCTGCATGTGAACATTTTCATCGTACCAATTTTCTATACAGTGTAATAATTTGCCTTTATCAACTAATATTGAGGTGCTGGAAGCTCTCTGGATTAACTTTGGCTCTTCGATTTCGCTTCCGCTGCGGCTTCCTTGACTGCTTATGCTGCTAGTTTCTGACTGATCTTCTTCTGTCTCATCTTCACTGTCGTCGGTTTCTTCTTGAGCTTTGGCTGCATCTTCTAATGCTTTGGCTTGAGCTTTAGCTGCGTCTTCTGCATCTTTTAATGCCTTGGCTTGAGCTTTAGCTGCGTCTTCTGCATCTTTTAATGCCTTGGCTTGAGCTGCTTCTTGTTGTTTTTTGAGGCGGTGTGCTTCAAGTAATGCACGATCATCTGCATCTTTTTTAGCTTTACATGCTTTCTCATAATCTTTACCCCATGTTTTCTTTAAGAAGTAAATTATGATTAAAATGCCGGCGTCAATGATTTTCTCAATGGTACTGTATTTTTTGACAGTTACTCCAAATTGTTTGTCAAGAAGAGGCTCGTAATCTACGCAAACAATAATATTTTCTTCGAATTTTCTTGTAGCCATAGTACCGCCTGCAGTGTGTTTAGCCTCTAATCTTGCATTCAATGCGCAAACTCCAGATCTGTAATAGTAATGACCTTTGATACATGATAATAATTTTGAATATCTTGGATCTTTCTTGTCTTTAACAGGTTTTGTAGGTAGCGCTCCGCATATTTGTAAAAGTTTGTCGTGCAATGCCTGAACCCAATCATCATTGTGGCCAAGATTTACAGCAAAGTTACCCAGAATTTTGCAATTCATGTCTTTGGCTATCTTAGATATTTCTCCAAATATTACGGATGGTAACTTTCTAAAACTATGTAAATTCTCTGGTTCAATTTTTGCATATCTGTTTTCGCCGGTCTCAAGTAGATATGAAATGTCTTGGTTTGGATTTTGAAGCACAACACAATTGAATGCACGTACGTGAGTTGCTTTTTCCATTAGACAAATAACTGGTACTCTGAGTAGTTGAATGTAATCATCAGAGCATTCCACATCCCAGCTGTTGTCATCAAATACTTTGGCGCTAGAAATGCATGCAACTTCACTGTTGTTATCATATTCACTTGAGCAAATTGACTTGTCATCTTCGCAGTCTTCATGCTCAACAGGTTCGCAAACTTGAATGGTTGGTTCGTTATCTTTAGGAGGAACGTTAACAAGATGTTGCATATGGAAAGTAATTTCGTGGTCAGGAATTGTTAAATTGGCTTTGTTAATGATTCCCATCTCGTACAAAATATTGGTTGATAATTCAGGTGAAATAATTTTTCTGTATAGCTCCTTGAATATCCTCTTGTCCATTTTGATTTTGATAAGGGTTCCGGTAGCTAATCCGCCGAAAAGTTGTGTGAATTTCTGAAATAAAGCCTCGTTTAAAGAGCTTGATCTTTCTGCGTTGGGGTTGTAGTTGCCAGTTTCAATACTTCCTGCGAAATCAATGACGATTTGGTTGATAGGGTCTTCTTCTAGTCCGTGGTTATTTGTCTTGGAAATGATTGTTATGGGATGTTTATTTTGGGTTAGATATACGAATGCTAATTTTACTCCCTGTCCATACTTACCTTGCTTGGCTCTGCTAATCTCCTTCCTATCATTTAAAGTAGCTAATTTTATAAGTTCCTGCTTATTCATTCCTTTGCCGTCATCCATTACGTATAGGGTGAGAGACTTCATGTCAATGAAGAACCTAATACGTTTAGCGCCAGCACCGAAAGAATTGTCAGTTATTTCTTTAAAAGAGGAAATCATATCAAATCCTTGGTCGCCAAGGTTTAAGATTGTTCCTGGAACATTAATATTTTGTTTAGACATTGTTTGTATAGTTGTAGGGGAATAATATTAATACTCATAAATTAATAAAAATATTTCAATTTTTTTATTTTTGTATTGATTTTATTGTTAACTAAAAATTTATTAGAATACTTATTTTATAATATATTGTAAAAGGACTTAAAGAACCTTCTTTAAGTAGGTTATAATATATATTATAAAAGAGAGTTAAATGTATCAATAGAGATAAGATAAATATGCCAATTAAATACGCGGAAATTACTATTGTTAGAAATTTGGAGAAAGAAACATGGCTTTCTTATTTTAAAAATTTAATAGGAGAAGAAAATATAATAACTAACAATGATACAATTATTATATCATTTGATGATGAAACTATTAGTGACATAAAAAGTGATCTAGTTGATAAACAATTTAAATTTGGACCAAACAGTTATTATAGTGATATTTATCCTATATATTTTGAAAAAGAGGATAAAAATCATACATTTTTTTTAAAAACCCCACGTGTAGAAAGAGTAAGAGAGCCTAGGAACTTGTTTTCATATACAGTTTTGAAACTTGATTCTAGACTTATATTTAAAGACTATAAAAATCATAGTACATTAAAAAAAGAGGCATCAATATATAATGCTATTTATCACACAGGAGTTAATGAGGTATTCGCTATTGTAAAAAATGGTAATAATCATAGATATGTGTTAGCATATGATGATGATTATTTTGATAAATCTGATATAAATTATTTTGTTAATATGTTATTTACAAATTCATTTACATATAACACATTTTAATAATATAAACAGCATTTAGAACCTCGATGTACCTTTAACTATATTTGACATATCTTGCTTGAAATTTTTACCTCTTGTTTTTTGTGGTGGTGGCATTGATTTTATTACCGCATTTATTTTGTTAGCTCGCATAACTCGTTTATGCATAAGTTGATTTTTTGCTTCATCGTGTTTAATCCGATCAAGTTGATTTAATTGATTTCCAGTCATTATTTTATTAGCAACTGAGTAACGTTTTATATTACAGGCTTTACAGATACATCCTTCATCCATATAATGATGAAGTTGTATATAATCGATATAAGAATTTTCAATAGTTAGTTCTTCGTATATTTTGTACTGATCTGGAGTGTAACTATCGTTGTTAGTTGTAGATAAATTTAACCAATAGTTAAAATATTCAGTTTGTTCAGCAGGAGAATAATAATATTTAAGATATTTGCAATTCATTAATTCATCTAACAAATTTCGTGGTATTCTGTATGCTGATTTAAAAGACAAATATAGGTCTTTAATGGGTTTATTTGTGCTTTCATAGTCTTTGACAATACATATTCTAGAGCCAAATATGTTTGTTAGTATAGGTCCCCAAATTGATGCATCTTTTAATCGTAACTTAATATAATTAATTCCGTGCTCTTTAACTAACAAATATTTTTTATTGTAGTCAAATTGATCTGGAATGGTTATGTTATATTTATCTATAAAATGATCGCCATTAGCTAAATATGGTAGAATTTTATTGAACCGTTTGATAATCTTTTGTATATTATATTTGTTAACATTTTCATCAGTATTATTGAAATGATATGCACCTATTTTTTCGAAATATGCGGAAATTTTGCGTTCAATTGGGCTTCGATATACATCTATCACGTAAACATCTTTTCCTAAATATTTATTGTATAATATAATTTCATTTATAGTTATTCCATTTATATGGCCTAATACTTTTAGCATTTCTTCATCATGGATATGAATAACACTAAATTTATCTGTACCAAAGATACGTAATGAACTAACAATAGAAGTAGATCCTACTTTTGGGGCACTATAAACAAATATTAATTTGTTATGGGGAAATTTATTTATATTTAATATATTATTTACATTTGATAATAGTGTCTTTTTTTCATTATTATTAATAAAATCAAATACATTTTTTTTAGGTTCTACGGTTACGGGAACTACGGTTACAGGATCTAAAACAGGTTCTACGACGGTTACAGGATCTAAAACAGGTTCTACGACGGTTACAGGATCTAAAACAGGTTCTACGACGGTTACAGGATCTAAAACAGGATCTACTGTGGTTTCTAATTCAGGTTCTACAGTAGTTTCTAATTCAGTTTCTAATTCAGTTTCTAATTCAGGTTCTAAAACAGGATCTACTATAACAGGTTCAACGGTTAGGGGATCTAAAACAATTGAATTTGTTAGGTCATCAATAGTTTGCAATACAATTTCAAGAGAATTATTATCTTCCATAGTTTAATGCGATATTTATATTATTTAAATATAACCTATTTAAATATGACTACTATAGAGGCAATTGTTGCAGTTGATAAAAAATATGGGCTTGCTAAAAATGGAAATATACCATGGAAAAGCAAGACAGACATGACTTTTTTTAAAAACAAAACAATAAATAATGTTGTTGTAATGGGTACAAAAACCTTTTTATCTTTACCTAAAAGTGCTCCATTAAAAGATCGATTAAATATTGTTTTAACTAGAGACATAAATAAATTTTCAAAACAAGATAATGTATTAGTTTTAGATGAAATATTGTTGCTAGATTTACTAAAAGAACCAAAAAAATATGTGAACCAATCGGAATATAAGTATTTGAATTATGATTACACAATTTTTATTATAGGTGGACTACAAATATATGAGCGTTTTTGCAGACAATGTTCAACAATTTGGTTAACAAAAATCAAAGCAGATTATGAATGTGATTTGATTTTAAAAAATGAAATATTAGATTGTTTTAATGTGAATAGTATAGAATACAAAGATGATGAATTAGAGATAATTAAACTAACAAAGTAATATTAGATCATAAATTAGGCGTTAATAGAAGTAGTTAATTTTTTGGATATAAAATGTTTATTCATGTATTTTTGAATATTAAAGAATGTTAGTTCATTCGTTTCTTCTACATTTAATCCAAGCAATGTTTTTAATTTATCATCGGGTACAATTTTATTTTTAGATACGGCTGTTTGTTCTTGTAAATTATTTGTTTTGATATAATTTACGAGTACTTTGGTTACTTCGGTTCTGGCAATTTCGGTTCCTTCTGGTTTATCCATAAATTCACATAATTCTTTTGTGACCTTAGTTGGTTTGGCAAAACCGGAGGGTGCTTTTTTTGTTTTAGGTTCTAATAATTTGCATTCTTTTTTAGTAGGTTTTAGTTCTTTTCTAACTGTTTTTTCAAGACTTCGAACCTGTTGTTGTAGTGTATTAAATTGCATTTTGAATAATGTTAAGCTATTGTTAATAGTAGTAAATGCATCAAATATGTTTTTATTTTCGTCTTCAGTCATAGTATACTACATGATATGTAAGTAACTTTAAATAGTTTTATTGTAAAATATTAATAATAATTATTTTATAATAAGTAATTGATAAATATGTGATAAAAAAATATGAATAAAATTATATGGTATGAATTAATAATTTAAGATCGTCCTCCGCTTGCTCTTCCGCCGCGTCCTTGTGCTCTGCCTCCTCCTCCTCCTCCTCGTCCGGCTCCCCGCCCTCCAGCACTAGATCGCTTTACTTCAGTAGGAGTGGATGTAGGTGCTGAAACAGGAGCTTGTTGCTTAGGCTTTCTGGCGGGCTTCCATTCAGCTTCGTCGGTTTCTCTGGGTTGTCTTTGAGTCTTGGCAGTACGGGGTCTAGCAGGAGTTTCTTGTTCCTGAACTTGTTCTTGATCCTTGTAAGAAGTACGCATTGATCTGGCGTCATGTCTAGTTTCGCACATGAGCTTACCGCCCTTAATTCCGCTTACATCAGCGGCTTGAAATTCATGAGCGCTGCTAGCGACACTTGATAATGAAAATTCAGTGTACTCACCTTGAACCAAATATTTATATTGTTGTGCATCAACTTTAATGGAACTGTGGTGAACAAAGATATCGGAACCTGTTCTAGGACCATCAGTTACGGTAATAAAACCATAACCAGCCTTGTTATTGAACCACTTGACGCGGCCAGTAAATTTCTCAGAAGAGGTTGTAACAGCGGGGGTTGAAACAGCAGACATTTCTATGATAATAAATATTGGCGAATAATCTTTAAGTTGTTTTTGCTGAATTTGTTTATATGTAAAAAAAATAATATTTTATATTGGGGGCAATTTAGGAATTTATTTAGGCGAATTATTTAAAAGTTATTGGATAAATATCTTGAAAGCGCTATTTCTGCCTTTGCATCTCCAATCTCGTACACGGTCTTCGCCTTAAATTCTTTCAGATCAACAAATGACAACTTTATTTCTTCATTCTCTGCTGCACACCCATACATTTTCTCTTGTTTCTTTTGAAATTCTGCTTCAGAAATAGCTGTGGACCATGCAAACAAATGGATCGCTTCATCTGATCCTCCAGGAGATGCGAAATATGGTCCCAGATTTTGCAAATCGCTCTCATGTTTGATGTCAAACCCTGTTTCCTCCTTGACTTCCTTTAGCACAACTGAAATTATATTACCGTCAGCATCCATCATTCCCGCAGCAATTTCTAGAGCTTTTCTTCCAATTGGCAGACGATGTTGCTCACAAAGTAGAACATACTCTTTATCATTTTTATGATTTTTAGCGAAAACTTTGACTAATATCAAAATTGCAACTGAATTGCCTCGAATGAATGAAATATTAGAGATTATTTTCTTGCCAGTCTTGAAATCGTATGCTTCGCTAAAGCATTTGACGAACCCGAGCCTTAACGGATTATACGGAGTATTGGGTGCAGAAAACCAATCGAGGTCTGTAATTGTAACGGATCGCAGCGTAATTTGCACAGGATTAAATTTGTTGAGCCAGTTAATAAACTTTGGAGCTTTTACTAGCGCGTCCATTTGGTCTTCTAAATGTGCATACTTTGGGATAATCTCGATGTAGCCATTTTTTTCTGTATCTATAAACCATTTATTAGAGGGTACATATTTTCTATTTTTTATATAATTATAAATTATATTTGCTATAGTGAAAGCAATTACTGAGCAGTGAATAGTAATAAATAATTGTTGGATCATTTTTAATAAAGGTATTTGGTATGAATACTAACAAATATCTTTAATAATTTAATTTCAATTTTTTTGTCACTTCTTTTGTCACTTCTTTTGTCATTTCTCTTTAAGCCGCTTTCAATATATTATATTTTAAGCAATTCAGTTTCCAAAATAGAAATCAACTCGCCGTAGTCTGGTTCTGAATTAAATGCAAGTTCGCGTATATTTTCTAACATATTTTTTATAAATATAGGCACCAACTCATTATTTGTTAGTTGTTCTTTAATATAAGCTATCTTTTTTATATTAGGTTCTTTGATCCAAGGTAAATTTCCATTTAATAAAAGATAAATAATAATATAGATACAACTTTCGACATCATCTCTTCTACTTGGTTCTATACATTTGTGAACATTTAAACTAACAAAGTTTATAGAACCTACCATACTTGTTATCTGTTTTTCTTCTATATGTACTCCATTATGATCATATCGTTTACATAGTCCAAAGTCAATCAGACACAACTGTTTGTTAGAATCAAGCATATAATTATCTGGTTTTACATCACGATGCAATAAATATTTGCCATGTAGCGTTTGTATTCGTTTTATAACTTGTATACCAATTTGTAGTACAACTTTTAAATCTAAAGGTCCCTTTAATTTTACAAGAGTTGTTAGAGAACAAACTAACAAATCTGTAACTAGGTAAGTAAAATTTTCATTTGAATTATACCACTTTAGATTTATAAATCCGGGTTCCTTTGCCAAATACTGATATATTTTTGCTTCATTTTTTAGCGAACCAACAGTGGAACCATTTTTGTGTTCCATTTTGATTGCAACAAGTTCACCAGTTCTGACATGTTTGCCTTTGTATACTTGCCCAAAAGATCCTTCACTTAGCTTCTCTAAAAGCTCATATTTTTTATCGATTATCATAAATGTATTATTATATTTATGATAAAGTAATTTTATTTTGTTTTCTTTAATATTTATTTTGTACTTTAATTCATATAACAAATAAAAAAGAGGGCCGAAGCCCCCTTCTTTATATAAATGTTAGTTACAGAATACAATAATATTTAAATATGCACTTACCTTTTTTCCTTGTTTTGAATTGATTTATCTATAAACAAATGTTAGTACAAGTTATAAATTAAATTATATAATATTTATTTTATTTTTAAGATTAATGATTTGCTATAAGCTTTAAGTTTTAAGAGTTGCCACAGGCTTTAGCAGTTGCCACAGGCTTTAGCAGTTGCCACAGGCTTTAGCAGTTGCCGCAGAAGTCTCTGGAGGTGATCGCCTTTTCAGGATTTTTCAACACAATATCAACTAAAGTTGTAAGTGATGGGGGAGACTCAGTTCGCGACGAAAGGATTGGAACCGGTGACAAACTGCGAGGAATATTGTTTAAAGAGAATATGCACGCATCTTCATCGCAGATTTTAGATCTACGCGGTGGTAATACTGGAATAGCTAATGGATCGGATATTTCAACTGCGACTGAGGCTGTTCTTGAGAGCTTGGGTGGCATGTCTAGGTCTAGGTCTAGAAGCTCATCTACTTCTGCGTCAAATTTATCTTGCAGCTTCTTGTCTTTATTGACCTTGTCTGAAAGCCTTTTTTCCTCTCTCTTTTTCTCTTCGGCTGCTTCATACTCATCAACAGTGCTGTAGCCGTAGAAAGCGATATTGGTGCGCCTAAGTTGGTATGTAAGATCGCTGTTATCCTGTCTTAATTGTTCAATATTGGTATTTGCAGTAGCTAATTCTGTCTTCAATGCATCGATTGATTGCTGCTGCATCTTCATGAACAAGCGCATCTCTGCCATTTCTGCGCGCATTTCGTCTTCGAATTTATTGGCTTTTTTCTCCAAAGCCTCGCTTTGTTCGAATAGCTTTTCGGTGGATGCTGCGAGCTGTGAATTGTTCACGTGTGTTCTTGGAAGCGGGTTCTTGTTCGGCAGAATGATCCAGAATTCAGTACCATTAAGGTAAACCTTGATTGATCCATTTTTTTCGAAGTCATCGCGTGCATTTGAAATTGGGTTCCAGGTATCCAGTTTGAGGAAAACGCTTGCATAGAGTGGCTGCTTGGTTTCTTTGTCTTTGACTATGACGATATCGCAGTATTCAACAATTCCGATTTGGCTTCTGAATAACGTGTCTCTGACTTGCTGCTCTGTAATCCTAAGGGAAGCACGAGGTATATATAATTCTAAATTTTTATAAGCGGTATTAGTAGTAGAGGTTTGCATTTGATAAGACATTTTTAAAAAGTGTTTGTTAATGGTAATATACTACTCATATATAGTAAGAAAAGTATTTCAATTTTTTTTATTTTATATGTAAAATTAAAATCACTAAAAATTTGTTTATATATCATTATAAATTAAATCAATACCGCCTCTTTGGGTGGGTTCTATCTGAAACAGATCGCATATTAAAATGCGTTCATATTCAGATGTTCTTTCTTCCCATAAACTTTCTATATGACTGATATAGTAGTTTTGTTTATTGACTAAAAACATGTAAAATATATGATGAAAATTTTTTATATGACTGCCTACCATTTCACACCGAAGCCTAGTATTTTGCGTCAAACAATCATAATTATTTAAATCATATTTGCTTAGATAATCTTCTAAGTCAGGAATAAAATAACGAGCTGTTATTTTGATTATAAAATTAGATTGTCTAATCATGTTGGAATTATTAAATGCATAATTTATGGCAAATATTTCACTAGCTCCTTTTGAACTATCGTGTTCTAAATGTTTGGCTTGTTCTTGTTGACTTTCTATAAATGTGATAATTTCAAATCTATCTTTGTATAACTCTTTTTCTGCGTTCAATTCTTCATAATTATATCCCGAATTTTCTACTAAAACGATATTAAATTTAGTTTTAGTAAGCCATTGTAAAACGGCTTTTATATATACTTGTAATCTATCATTTTTATCGGTTTGATATAACCAACATTTATTCAAATTTACATTAACGGTAGATGTTAAAATAATAGTTGTACTCATATTATATTTGTATCTTTATATTTATCTTTATCTTTAATATGGTTTATTTGAAATGATTTAGAAACATATTTATATTGTTATATATAAACTTTATAAAATGGTCAAAATTTGCGAACTCATATATCCGGAAGAAAATAAAGAACATATAAAAATATTTGAACAATTTAAACATCCTCTTCATGATTTTCAAAAATGGTCGATAGACGGTACTATAAATGGGCACCATGTTTTAGCATGTGCTCCTACTGGATCTGGCAAGTCGTTATGTGCTGAATTTGCGATAGATTTTTTTTGGAAAAAAGGAAAAAAATCTATTTATTGCAGTCCGATAAAAAGTCTATCCAATCAAAAATACTATGATTTTCAGAGAAAATTTCCCTTGATAAGCATTGGTCTAATTACAGGTGATATTAAAATAAATCCTTTGGCTGATGTTTTAATTATGACAACTGAAATATTGTTGTCTACTTTTTTAAATAGTAGCAAAGAAGATAATGTTGGATGTGTAATTTTCGATGAAATTCACATGATTGGTGACAAGGATCGTGGTCATGTGTGGGAAAGTTGTATTTTGCAACTACCTGAGCATATACAAATGATTGGTCTATCTGCGACTTTAGATAATCCAGAAAGATTTGCTAATTGGATTGAAACTAGAGGTTCTAAAAATTCGAGCTCCGATTTAGAGAAACAAGTATATCTTACAAGAAAGATAATAAGGCCGGTGCCTTTAACTCATTACTCATTTATTACCGTAAACAGTGGGATTTTTAAAGCGATAAAAGATAAAGATGCTCATGCACAAATAAGAGCTATTATAGACAAACCTTTTGTAATTCAAGACGAGAATGGAGTATTCAAGGATCAAACATATTTAAACATGAATAAAATGTTGACTTTATTTGAAAAAAACGAGGTTCGAGTTAAACGACCCCATGTACTGAACCAGGTATCAAAGTATTTAGTCGATAATGAAATGTTGCCTGCATTATGCTTTGTGTTTTCGATAAAACAGTTAGAAAAATGTGCGGAAGAATTAACTTATCCATTGTTAGAATTTGACAGCAAAGTGCCATATACAATTGCATATGAGTGTGAGCAAATTATGAGAAAGTTGCCAAATTATCAAGAATATTTGTTATTACCAGAGTATCTGAAATTGGTTGCTCTTTTGCAAAAAGGTGTAGGAATTCATCACTCAAAGATGATGCCTGTACTACGTGAAATTGTGGAGCTGCTATTTGCGAGAGGTCTAATAAAGATGTTATTTTGTACTACATCGGTAGCGATAGGGTTAAATTTGCCGGTAAAGACGTCTATATTTACGGATATTTATAAGCACAACGGTAGCCATATCGCGATATTAGAGGGTCATGAATATGTTCAAGCTGCGGGCAGAGCAGGTCGACTAGGTATTGATCCGGTGGGAAATGTAATACATTTAAATAATTTGTTTGCCAAGACAGAAATTGGGTCTTATAAGATGATGTTGAAGGGGGCTCCGCAGCAGCTTGTATCAAATTTCAAGATATCATATAATTTATTATTGGAAAATATTGCAAAAGAAATGTGTCTAACGGATTTAGCGAAGAGAAGCATGATCCAGTATAAAATTGGATCGCAAATATCAATAATAAATAGTGATATAGACAGAGTTTCAAAAGATATAGATAGAAGTAAACAATGTGTAAGAAAGGTGCCGATAGATGTTTTGGAAGAATATGTTAGTTTGAAGGCGAAGTTGCCGACATTGGTGAATAAGAAGCGAAGGGAATGTGATAAGGCAATAAGTAAATTAGAAGATGAATATAAAAATATTGCAAAAGATGTAGAACCGTACAAAATATCATTGGAAAATGATTTGAAGCTTATCAACCTAACAAATGAATTAACGAATGTAGAAAATATGTTAGATAGTAATGTATTGACAGTATTAAATTTGCTGGAAGATAGACAATTTATTGTAAAAGAAGATACAAAATATAATATCTTGCTAAAAGGGCATGTGGCAACACATTTCAAGGAAGTACCGTGTTTAATATTTGCGAATTTAATAATAGATAAAAAGTTTGATGATATGTTACCGAGAGAGATAGCAGGGTTTCTCAGTTGTTTTACCAATGTAAAAATATCAGATGATCATAAAGCGCGACTACCTGTTTCAACTAACAAAAATGTAGTTGAGTTAATAAAGGAAACAAGTGAAATGTGCAATATATATTATGATTTAGAACTTAAAGAAGGAATGAATACGGGTACGGATTATGAGATGATTTTTGACTTAACAGATTACATAATACTTTGGGCTGATTGTACTTCGGAACCGGAATGTAAATTATTATTGCAACAAATAAAGGAAGAAAAGGGAATATTTTTAGGGGAATTTATAAAGGCAATTTTGAAAATTATTGCGATAACAGTTGAAATAGCTGCAGTTGCAGAACTGGTGGGTGACTTGCAACTGCTACAAAACCTAAGGGAGGTCCCTTTGATTTTACAGAAGTTTGTGGCAACAAATCAGTCGTTGTATGTTTAAAAATTAAGTGTTTTTTGTGAAATTAGATACATTCCACATAAAACAAGAAAAAAGCCAATATATTGATGCATTTTGTATTTTTCTTTAAAAATGAAAATTCCTACACAAATAAGGGCGATCAAGGAAATTGCTTTCAAAAACATGGAGTTGATTAATGGTGTATTGTAATTTTTATCTAATTCGAATATTAATAATCCAGAAACAACAGTTAGAATAGCTAACAATAGAATACAACAGCATTCAGTGTAAGTCAAAGATTGTATGTTAGAAATAAGTTTTGAATGTGTAGTTTTTTGAGTAATACAAAGATAACTGATATATAGCATAATAATAATCATAATGGTTATTGCATTCAATAACATGTATTCATGTGGATCGAGAGTATTAGAAATATGTTTTCTAAAATAGGGTCGGAATTGCTGTAAAAAGGTTATGCCTAAAAAGAAGTGGTACATATAATAATGCAATATTACAGAATTTATGTGTTTACTATATTTAGGCGATTTTGGTAAAAATTATTTTCTCAATATATTTAGGACAAATTTCCAATCGGGAACCGTCGGCGCCAACATGGTCTCAAATTGTTTCTATTTGGATCTACTTTTTATTATCATTTTACATAAGCATATAAATTAAAATACTTATATTCTTATGGTTTGTCTGCTTTTCTTCATTTTATTGTTCCAAATTGGAAAAAGATTTTTCGATTTTGGACATTTATAAATGTCCATTTTTAGAATCCATAGAGGAGATTTGAAAAAAACCTAAAAAATCAGATTTGTGAGCATAATGCTCTAAAAATAAAAAAAATGTGAAAAAATATGTTACGATAAATTTTCACTTTTTTTGCAAAAAAAAAAAGAGCTTATTTTCTCATTGCTGTATATAGCAATGTTTAGCAATATTTCTAATCTAAATTCAAGCTTTAAATATTATTGTGAAAAATGTGACTATGGTACGAGCAAAAAAAGCAACATTAACAATCATTATTTGACAGCTAAACATCAATCGGCAATGATTAGCAATCAAAAAAAAGCCATAATAAGCCAAACTTTTGTTTGTCAATTATGTAATAAAAATTATAAAGATAATTCTGGACTTTGGAGACACAAAAAAACATGCAAGCCAAAGAACGATGACTACTTGGATGTCTCTGACAAAGAGATAATTAAAATGCTTATAAAGGAGAATTCTGATTTCAAAAATATGATACTAGATGTTGTTAAAACAATTCAACCGAATAATACAAATAATAATAATACTATTAACAACAATACAACTAACAATAATTTTAATTTGCAGTTCTTTTTGAATGATACATGTAAGGATGCGATAAACTTGGTAGATTTTGTTAGTTCACTTCAGGTAAAACTCAAGGATCTAGAAGAAACTGCAAAGCTAGGTTATTCGGAGGGAGTATCAAATATATTTATAAATGGTTTAAATGAATTAGAAGTTAATAAAAGACCAATTCATTGTAGTGATGCAAAGAGAGAGACATTATATATAAAAAATAATGATGAATGGACAAAAGAGGATCCATCAAAAACACACCTAACAAAGGCGATAAAAATAGTTAGTAAAAAGAATATTCAACAAATATTTGAATGGCAGAAGAAATATCCTGATTACAATGATCCGGAGTCAAGGCAAAATGACAAGTACTTAAAAATGTTATGTAGTGCAATGAATGGGTCAACAGATGAAGAACAGGAGAAGAATATGGAGAAAATCATAAAAAATATAACAAAAGAAGTTGTAATAAATAAAACATTGTAATGTTTAAGGAGATCTCATTTTGTATAAATATTTAAGATAATTAACAATAGTTGGATATACGGAAGGATATTCTACATATGGGATATTATTTTTGTTACAGTAAGATTTAACGACATGCTGAATTTGTCGTAAGGAACTGTGTGGAATATTTGGAAAAAGATGATGTTCAATTTGTATATCAAGACCGAAACAAGCAATTCGAATAAGTGGATTATCTGTTTTATAATTAACGGCACTGGTTACTTGGTTACATAAGAAATCATTTTTTAGATCTGTATTAATTTGAATGCATTCATGTTGAATATGAGATAGTTGGGAAATAAAAATAAAAATAAAACTGGTTATTCCGTAAAGTAAAATAGTATGAGTAAATCCAATAAAATAAAAAAAGATGAAAATCAGAAAAAAGTTAAATCTTCTATGTTTGAAGCTTCTTATAGGTCCAAAAAAGAATAAAGCGAATGAAAATAATAATGCGGCATAAAGGTGTTGAAAATAGTTATGATAATAATGGGCAAATTTATTACTATGTCTTAAAAAAGTATTAGATTTATTTTTAAAATCATAATCGTGTTCAGTATTAGTAAAATTATGATGTAAATAATTGTGTTGAAATTTCCAGTCTTCTGAAGTTATAAATGGTGAAAACATGTAAGTAGAAATGATATTATTAATTTTTTGATTTTTGAAACCGGTATAATGTGAAGTTTCGTGAAAAACAAGTGCTCCGTATCCGATGTTTATGGAAACGATACAAAAAATGAATGAAGTAGAAATAGTTGCCGCATTATAAAATAAATAAGAATAAAACCAGATATAAATAAATCCTAAAAATAAATTATATGCGATTTCAGAGTTAGACCAAAAGAACGGAATATTATTTTTATGCATTTCACTATAAACTAATTTTTTCAATTCTAAATATTTATCATAAGTATATACGACATTATTTTGTACATTATTAGGATGATTATCGATTGTATTTTTATCGAGTATTATTTTATATTTTGGTAAAATTTCAAGTAATTTAATGGGATCTTTATGATAGCTATAAATCATGGAAGTAATATTAGAGAAAGGTTTTAACCTATAAAACATATCAGGTCCGCCGGGATGTAAATGGATGAAACCAGTTAGATCATAAAAGTCATTATGAATTTTATAGATATGTTTTGGATTGGTTGTAATATTTAGTTCAGACATATGATATGATATGATATGATATAATATATTAATAGTTTTATATTTAAATTATTAATATATATTAATAGTTTTTATATTAATAGTTTTATATTAATATATATATTACAAATAAGTATTTAAAGACAAATTATTTATATAATATTTTGTCAGATATTCTAATTCAGCGTATTAACGCGTCATCCAAGAATATTATTAAAACAAATTTATTGTGCAATTGTAAGTCATCCGCCACCAACAAAATTAACATTTTCCTCTTTATTTTCTGGTGTACCTTCTAAAAAGGGTTTTAAAACAGTAGGAGTATTTACCGACATACCTCAGCCTCCTTTCATTACGCCTTTCATTACGCCTTTCATTACTCTGCGTTTGCTACAAGATCTAGACCTATAACTACGGTTATTTCTGCGAGATCTTTTATAACGACGTTTTGTAGTCCGTTTTTTTAAGTATTTCATATATTATAAAGATAAAATATAAAATATAAAATTAATTATTTAATACTTACAGACTAAAAGTCGCTACAACAAAGTGTTGCTTAACCCATCATATATCGCATCTCACTATAAGTCATTTGCCGTCCTGTTTTTTCCTTAAATGTATCAAACGCACTTTGAATTCTAGAAAATAAAACTTCAGGGTTGTTTAATGCATGCATGCTTTCAGAAACAGACGTAAAATTCACAGTTTTTTCAATATCATCCATTACATTTTGCATTTCATCATAAGATAAATTTTTGGCATTACAATCTTCTGTATCAGTCACATTCACAATAGAAGATAGCATTTGATCTAAAGATGGAAGTACATCTACATTATTGACATTTATTTTTACAGGAAATTGAGGAATTTCAATATTAAGAATACAATCAGAATTATCAATTAAAGGATCTACTTGTAAAAGATCAAAATCTGGTTCATAAACAGGTTCAGATGTTAAGTCCGGATCTAAAGTTTCACTGACATATAAAGTTTCACTGACTTTTTCATTGCAACCATTTTTTTCAGTATTACAACAATCACCATTTTCATTGCAACAATTTTTTTCATTGCAATAATCTTTAATATTTTCATTTTGTAGACACTTATTTTCTAAAGAAGAATTCATTTAATATAAATGGTAAAAAAGCTTTATATTCATTTGTTAATATATTTAATTATGAAGATATAGCCGTATTTTTTTCTTAAATTTTACTTCATTACTAAACAATATGAGTTTATATTGTCTTAATTGATAGTTATCCATATTTTCTCTAACTGTAATTCTAGAAGTTAATTTAAGTTCAGGTAAATAGACAATATATTGAAATAATTCATCATCTCTAACAATTTTATCAAAGCAATATCCATCATAAGATTTCTCTAAAATTGTAGGATCATTGTAGCAAGTATTGAGTAAATTGCAATCATTTTGTATTTTTTTTATAGCACGCATAGTAATATTAATATAGTCAAGTTGTTGTATCCATATCTGAAAGAAATCTGAAGCACTTTGAGATAACGAAAATAAATCAATAGATTGTTGCAGCTTAATCATGTTAAGTAGATCAACGAGACGACGAATAGGAGATGTAATATGTACATAAGCATCCATTTCAAGAAATTCATGTTTTAAAATGGTATCTTGATTACTACTGATGTCGACATAATGGCCGCAAGAGCTGTTCCAAACAGTGATAAATTTCGTGACTTCTTCAGGAACATTATCAGGTAAAATAGTTTGTTTAAGATTAGCAAAAGTAGAGCGAAAAATTCCAGAATTAGATTTAAGCAGTTCTTTAGCTGAAAAATAATTCATGAGTATCATGAGATATGATACAACATCATGGCTATTTTTAACACTACTAATATATTTATATTTTTTTGAGAGTTTTTTAGTAGTATCTAACAAAAAAGAATAATTTGAATATCTAAGTAGATCAAGCTCTTCATATACAAAATTTTTGTGAACTTTAATAATGCAATTTGAATATTTCATAGAAAGAATTTCATTGTTAGAAATATCAATAACTAGATCTAAAACAAGAGCAAATCTGCTAGAACCTTCATGAAGAGAACAAAGGCAATCAGAAAGAATAGTAGGTAACATCGGGCGTTTTTTGTCAGGCAAATAGATAGTGGAGATGCGTTTTGATGCACTAGACCAGAGATTAAGTGCATCCATTAAGATAGTAACATTAGCGATATAAATGCTAAGTAAGATAGTATTATTATCCAGTGTTTTTATACTAAATGCATCATCAAAATCTGTACTATTTGCAGGGTCAATTGAGAAAACTTGATATAATGAAGTAGTCCGGTCTTCAATAGAAGGATATTTATGAAAAATATTACGAATGAATGATTCATGATCTTCTTTAATAAGAGGCGCAGTATCTCTGTTAAATTTTTGCATAGATGAGTTGAGACTTTTACAATATAGTTGATATTCATAAAAATTATCAAGTATGTCAACAGGTCCAATATTTTGAGAAATTGTGGCTATAGGTTGAGGACCGGTCCAACTAGAGAACTGAATAGTCACGTATATATTAGTGAAAACCTTAGAGAAACCTACATTTTTGATTTCATAAGGGACTAAAAAGAAAGGTAATCTGATATCATCTGGTATACATTTATAAAATAGTCTTCCTTTTGTGCATTTAGTACGACCGTAGGTTTTGTTATCAGATAAAATAAGAACACCTGGGATATGGTGCATAGTTCTTACGGAGGAATTGGAGATGGCTACAATTTGGTTTTCAAAGGTGAAAACATCACCGGTGAAAAGTTTATGTTGAATGGGGTTAAATTCAAGATCAACTGATAAAGGCAATGTGGCTGATAAAAGAGTAGATGCATCAAATAAGGACCAATTAGAATAGTTGCGATCATTTATATTTATTTTGAATAAGGACATTTTAATGTGTTAATATATATTATTATGCTAACAAATCTTTAACTAGTTTTAAACTAACAATAAATGTATCCTTTTTATAAAGAACTAAAGACTTGTGATGCACTTGTGTCAATTGCAGTATCAATAGTAGCACTAAGAGTAGCACCAAGAGTAGTACCAAGAGCAGTGTCAATAGAAGTATTTAAATTAGAAGGCAATAATTGATCTTGAGATAGATTGTTAGTTTGATCAAAATCTGGAGGTATAAGAATAGATGGAATATTAGAAATATTTGTAGTTTCATTAGTAGTGTTATTAGTTTCAATAATTGTACTAGAATTTGTACTAGAATTTGTATTAGAATTTATATCAAAATTTGTATCAAAATTTGTATTAGAATTTGTACTAGAAGTTTTCAAGCCAATATTTTTGGCTATTTTTCGTTCAACATTTTGATTTTGCAGAGCATACATGCATATATTAGGACTAATTGCAATATTATTCATATATGTTCTGTATCTAAAACAGCTAACACTGGTATTTTCGGAGAATTTAAAAGTGTACCACCAATAAGCAGGAATAAACAAGAATTTACCAGGAACAAGTACGATTTCTAGACATTTTATTTTATCAAAATCGGCTTTAAATTTTGTTTGAGGGTTCCATGGATTGATTTGTGATCTAAACTCAAAGTTTTCATAATCATTGACTGGATATAAATATTTAGTGCTTTTAGGAGGGGCCATTTTGATGGATAAAGATCCTTGAGTTACAATAAAATAATTTCTGTAGTTCAATTCATATCTAAATGGAGTTTCGATATTATTAGATCCGAACATAATATCATAATTACAATTAGATACCAATTGTGGTCGTAAAAATTCGTCATTATATGTCATATTTTTGATAACTCCGGTTTCGGTAAGGAAGTCCATATTATTTTCACTAAAATAGGTAGCATTTGTGTCGTCATTAAATAATTTGCATGCAATATGAAGAGGTAAAGGTAAATATAATTCTTCTGTAGAACTTAATCCAATATTAGGATCTAATTTATCGCGAATTTTAATTTCAAATACGGGGTAGTTATCTAATAAAGTAGATTTGTTAGTAGTTTGTATAATTTTGTTAATATCTTCATCGCAGTCGAATAAGACAGGTTGTCTGAGATCGCATATTTCTTCCATTCTATCTTTGGAAGCTTGTTCAATCTCATAAATTTCAAGATCTTCGCCAGTTTTCAAATGAAATTGAATGTGAAGATAGAAAAATAAAATGATACAAAAAATGAAGAAGGCAATTATTATTTTTAACATTATTTAAATAAAAATAATAATATATTTTTTGCTTTACTACGAAAGTCTTATCGTAAACTAGTGATAAACTTATAATTATTTATTCTGTGATTTTAGGAGCGATATAAAATGCAACAGTACTATTATCACCTAAATCATATTTAATAGCCATAGGATATTCAGAGCTGATAGACAAACTAACATATTGTCCAAGTTTAGTAGATAAACACATTTTTCCGACATGATTTAAGCTATAAGAAATATCTAATGTTTCTCCTTCAGAAATGGAGTATTCATTGAGGTCATCAATAGGAATGTTGACTTTTAATTTACCGGTGTCACCGTTAGCATTAAATTCAAGTATATCTTCGTTGCAAACAATATTTAAGTTGGAACCGAAGACCATCAATTCGCTAATAAGTTCGCTAAAATTATCGGACTTCATTGTAAAATCTACATCATACTCGACTTCTGGGATACCTAATGTGTCTTGTTCGATGTCAATTAATCCTAATTCGAAGAAATGATCAAATTTATTAGACACTTCTTTAGTTTTTTTGCCTTTTGCTTTTGGTTCAACAAACATTGTATCTACATTACTAGATAAATTGATGAATAATTTATCAGGTTCTTCTTGATCATCAAACTTTATTTCCATTTTATTATGTTTAAGAGCGTAATTCATCATAGTAGCAAAATTTGTCGAGTCTAATGATATATTAGTAGTATCATTAATTTCATAAGATGTGAACCAATGGTTAGAAATAGTGATGCTACAAAGACAAATATGAGATTTATCCATAGATTGGATGTATAAGTGTGATTTTTCAAAATGAAGGTTTAAATAAGAGCCCCAATTTTTGAGGAGCTGAAACAGGGCGACAAACATTTCCATTTTGGGTTTATTTTCGATAGATAAATGCATTTATAATATATTAATATGTATTGTTAGTTTTAATATATTTAAAATAAATAGTTATTATTTAATTAAAACAATTTTTTTAAGAGTATCTTTGTCGATAAAAGTATTAATTATTTTTAAAATAGTTTCAAAAAAAAAAGAAGCATTATAAATATAACATTTATTCAATTTGTCAGGATATTTGTTTGCAAAAAAACTAGCAATGGACCTAATATAAGTGCTATGTTTATCTGCATCTGCAATAGAAAATGATTGTAAGTTCAAATGCACGTTGAAATTATTATATTTTGATACGATTTCATTTGTTATTTGATCCATATGAGAGGTAATTAAATCATGTGTACTTGGCATACTAAAATATTTAAAAAATTTAAATTCAATAATGATACAACTATTTCTAATATGACCAATTCCATTTAAAATTTCTTTAAATTGTTGATCTTTAATTTTTTTAATAATTTGATTAGATTTAATATGATTTTTTTCAAAGATTAATCTGCAGGAGGTTTCACCAATTTCATTAATTTCACTATTTTCATTAATTTCATTAATTTCAGTCATATTATTTATTTATTTATATTATTACTTTTAATTAATATTTTTAATAATATAATATAATTAATTTAATGATCAGAATTGAATTCTTGTTCGATCAATTCTTTTAAATTAGTACCCATAATTTCGGTAGTTTCTAGATCGGGGCTTTGATCTAAATCTTGATCTAAATCTTGATCTAAATCTTGTTCTAAATCTTGATCTTGATCAAACATCATATCATTATTATCGGAATTAAAAACGCTATTTAGTGCTAAAATTTTAGTGCTATTATCCATGGTTAAATTTTGTAAAGCGGCGAGCAATTCTTTAGTTTCGTTAAGTTCAGTTTTTAAACTGTCTACTTGTTGTTTCAAAGCGATAGAAGTATTTTTAGATTGTACGACAATAGGCTTAATAGTTTCAAATTGTTGTTTAAGAAGAGCAATATCTTGATTGGAACCGGAACTGGGTCCGGAAGAAGGTCGTTTCTCTAAAGTGTCAATTCGACTGATAAGAGATTGAATAACATTTTTATCAACAAGAATGTGATCATCATCTCCAGTAAAACTGTGATTGGATCCAGATCCACTAAGTAGTTGAGTTTCAACTTTGCCGAGACGCAAAGTTATTAATGTAATAGCTTGTGCAATAGTCATTTTATTAATGCCACTAATAGCAGCGGCATTTGATTGCTGAGATTGTTCCATCATTTGTTTTTGTGATAGTGCAGCTTGTTGTCCGGCGAGGCGACCGCTTACCTGACCGGATCCAGGACCCATACGTTGTTGCTGTTGTCCGGCAGCGAACATTTGGGAGGAGTTAATAGAAGGCTGAGGGCCACGGCCGGGCATGGGAGGATCCGCGGTTTTAGTTTGTCTTCTTTGTGCGGCTTGTACAGATCGATTTGCGCTCATAATTTATAGTATTCTTTATTATATTGTTTCTAAATTCTTTACGCAGCTAAACAATAAAATATTATAGGGAATGAAATTAATTGTAAATATTATTTTCTAAATATATATATTAAGGCAATTCTTAGAAAAATGTAAAGAACAATGTTTAGATAAACTTTTAAGCAATCATTGCAACTTTTATCGCCTCATGTGACTGATACCCTGTTACAACAAAATCTTCAACCTGATAATCATTAATATTTTCTTTGACCTCCTTTATAGATATAGTCGGAAACGGATATGGCTCTCTTTCAGCCTGTAATTTAGCAGCATCTATTGCATTTTCATATAAATGGCAATTTCCCATAAAATGAATAAATTCATATGCTTCTAAGCCACAGTGTTTTGCTAAAAGATGCGTTAGCAGCGAATATGATGCAATATTGAAAGGAATTCCTAAAAAAATGTCACATGATCTTTGCATCATACAGCAACTAAGTTTGTTCCCATCATGTACATTAAATTGACACATAATATGGCAAGGAGGTAGCGCCATTTGATCAAGTTGACACGGGTTCCAAGCTGTCATTATTAAACGCCGACTAGATCTTTTTGCAGGGTCTTTAAGTTCATCAATAATTTGTTGCAACTGATCGATGCCTAAAGATGGAATTAGAGGTTTGCCGGTCATATGGTCATAAGGTGCGTTAAAATTTCGCCATTGAAACCCGTATCCAGCTCCAATAAGACCCGCTTTAGTTGAATGTAAATTTCGGCTATCCAAGAATTCACGAGACGTATTTCCGTCCCAAATATGAACACCCTGATCTTTCAATAACTGATTATCAGTTTCACCTCGAATAAACCATAGAAGTTCTTTTAGACACGTTTTCCAAGCAGTTTTTTTCGTTGTCAAAATTGGGATCTTTCCATCAGCTAAAGAAAAACGCATAGTATGTCCAAATATACTTTTAGTTCTGCCATTACGCCCTGTTTCCCAAGTACCATTATCCAGGATATTTTTAATTAAATCAAGATATTGATACTCTTCTAAGCTATTGTTAGCGACTGAATTCGCATTCGCATTGATCGCCTCAAAAATATTATCGGATACTTTGTTAGTTTGTTCAATAAATTCGGTCATGTAATAATATTTAGAATTTGTCTTTAACCTTTTACAATTATAAAATACTTTATAATATTTTATGAGTTTTTATTTCTTATTATAACCTATATAGGAATATGGAAAGTTTAGATGAATTATCAAAAGCTACTAATGGGAAACCAGGATTTTTTAAACACGTATTTAATTTTAATGATGACTCTAAATCAGAAATAATGAATATAGTTCAATATGCTGTTTTAGCGTTAATTCCTGTAATATTAATGAATAAAGCGATGCAAAAATTTGTACCTGAAGCAGATGAAGAAAAGGGAAATGTTGAACTTTTAGCAGAAATTATAGGACAGATAACAATCATGTTTTTGGGTATATTAATTATTCACAGAATAATAACATTTATTCCAACATACAGTGGTGAAAAATACGCAGATTTTTCAGTTACAAATATTATTTTAGCAATGTTAGTTATTATTTTAAGTTTACAGACTAAGTTAGGTGAAAAAGTCAGTATTATAGTTGATCGAATAATGGAATTATGGGAAGGGCCAAAAGATAAAAAAAAGGGCAAAAAAGGACAAAATAATGTAAAAGTTAGCCAGCCAATTTCACAGAATTCGACAGCAGCAATGACACAATCATTAGGATCAACGTCTATTAGTTCATTGCCTCAACAACAATCTACACAGCAACTTCCTGATTACAATAATATGTATCAACAGGACCCTACTCCTTTGGTTGGAGCGGCAACTCCGGGAATGGAAGAATTTGGTCCAATGGCTGCAAATAGTGCGATAGGCGGTGGATCATTTGGTAGTGCATTTGGATGGTAATAACATAAAAATTTTACTTAAGTAAATACTTATGATAAATCGATGAGTTGGTCAATTTCTTCTGGATTAGTATCCATTTCATAATGGGTCCATAATTTGATATCATTGTCTTCATTCTTTTTTTTTAAACATGAAAAGTAATAATTGATATTACTCCAAAAACGATTACGAATATGTGTTAGTTTGTTGCTGTTGTTGTTACTGTAATTATATGAAAAAATATTAAAATTATTCATTTTTATATTAATAATAATAATATAAAAATATATTTAATATATTTATCAATATAATTATGAATAATTTAGATTTAAATGTAGATAAATTGATGATTGCATTAGACAATAACAAAAATGAGAGTATAATGAATTTGACAACAGTAAAAATTCAAGAGATGATTTTTAAAATTTTGAAAGAATTACATTTAGATCGTGAACTTATGATTAATTATTTTAAGAAACTAAAAGGATATAAATATGTAGATGAATTGAATGATTTAAAATATGGGGGATTTATTAGATGGATACCAATAACAGATCCGGATTACTTGCCATTAAATCAATGTGGTATTATTTGTGACATAATCATATCAGATGATGGAATTTATATTGTATGTAAAAATTTTATGCATCGTCATTATAGATTTAAAATGGATGAATGTTTAATATTTCAGAAATTAACTTCACAAGAATTGATAATTTTAAATGCTTTAGATCATTTAGCTGATGAAGAAAAGAGTAAAAAGAAGGGAAATGAAAAAAATAATAATAATAAAAAAGGTAATAAGATAGAAGAGGAAAGTGATGAAGATGTAAGCGATGAATTAGAAGAAGAAAGTGATGAATTAGAAGAAGAAAGCGATGAAGAAGAAAGTGATGAGGAAGAAGAAGATAAAAAACTAGAAGAACAAACAAGGAAAAATAGTAAACTAAATAAGAAGATTTAGGAATTGATTAATTAAAATAAATTTTAATATTGCGTTAAAATATAATGGGTGGCAATACCGGAAATTTACGAACTTTACGAATATCGGCGACAGGTGGTACAAGAACATTAGGGTCTTTAGTTGCAGATGGTGCGAGTGCGGGTGCAGGATCAATGAGACGAGTGTATGCGTATTATCTTCGAAATGGATCAACAAATGGATTTTATAATGGTGTATTTGGAATAAATTATGGACAATTTGGTAATAGAGTACGCTTTTTTTTAGGTGGAGGAAATGTGTAAATCTGATAAATAATACATTATAATTCAATTACAAATTATAATATATATATTAAATTTTATTTTTAATATTTTATAATAAATTTATATTTAAAAATTGGTGCGTGAATAAAATTGCAATTGAAATTATACTTGTAAAACTTGTATAATAACACCATATTGATCCTCTAGAATCTGTTTTCAAACCATATATGAAAGCAAACAATGGAATAATAGATATTAATACAATTATGGTATATTTTTTATCCCAAAACATTAGTAATGGCAGGATAATTAGGAAAAAATGTATGAAATATATAATTATATCTGTATATTTTGTTAATATCCATCCATATGATTTTTTTGTTAATAACCAAAATAAGTGACCACTTTCTGTAACAGTCGTACATGTTGAAGCTGGTTTATACCAGAACTTATAGGATATTACTAAAATAATAAATAAGGAAAATAATATTAAGAATTTTTTACGCATATCACTTGATTTATCCCAAGGTATGACAAATAATGAGCCTAATAAAAACCCTAAGGGCTGCAATATCAAGAAAATTGGAACTAATGTCATTGTAATTATTTTATTCCATAAAGTACATCCTTTTCTTGGATCGGTTAGCCATAACAATAATTCTGTAAACTGCATTCCACACCACCCAATTAAACCAACCCCTATCCATTGAAAATGAGGTATTCGAGAACTCAATAAATAAACAATTGCAAATAAAGATAAACTTGTAGTTTTTAAACTACTTTCTATGTTATAACACATATATAATATATCTAGAAAATATATAAATTTGTCTGCTTCTAATCCGTAATAGTTTGCTATAAGATGTGTATAATATATAAAATGAATAAAAAAGTATTTAAAGAAAAGTTAACATATTTTATTTGACAACCATTTTTTATTCAAAACAGCATCAACACTTTCTAACGCACCTTCAACCCACCCTTGATGTTTACTAACAACTTCACCCACAACTAATATATTTTTATCTGGATTTTGTGCAGCATTAATAAAAGCAGTACGAGTTTTATAAGACCCTTTTAATGGTTCATAATAATGTGTGCCTTCAGTCCAATAAAAATCCAACAATGCATTTATTTTTAATAAACCCTCTTCTATTCCTAGCGTTTGTTCTAATAAATCTTCAAAATAACTACGATTATCAGCTGTATTTTCTAAATGTTCTTTTAAAATAATAGCCGATGCATTATCTGAATAAGCAATCATATATACTCCTTTTTCTGGATCCATCGGTATAATTTTTTGTAAAGGTCCTTCAACAACTGTATATCCTTTTATATATTGTTTCATGATTTCGGTTGAAGATTTTGAAAATTTTGCATATAATCGCAAAAATGGTTGCGAATGTATTTGCTTATAAATACTGGATTTAGATGGTAGTAGATTAAGTAAACTACTAATAGTAGTAGCTATTATTATTTTGTTACATTTGTATACAATACCTTTTTTCGTTTCTATTTTAAATATACAATCATTATTTTGTGTATCATCTAACACTTTATTTATTTGAACCACATTTTGTCTTGCTTTTATATTTTGTGGACCTATTTTGTCAATTAATTTGGCAACTAAATCCTTCCAAGATATACTTAAACCAATTAATTTTCCTGCATTATCATCCATACCATAATTATATAATGTATCAAATGCATCTTCTTTTTCATAATCAGAATAACCTGAGGTTATAACAAATTGCTTGTATTTTTTTGTTCCTAAATATTTTGTTGCAAATTCTTTAAATGTGCTCGATTTGTTAGTTGTATCATTTTTATATTCTTTTTTCAACATATGCATTGTTTCATTTATATTTATTGGTTCAAATTCTGTGATATAATTGTGAGTAGAGGTGAATTCATGATATGGGATATGTATTTCCTTTAGCAAATTAACTAACAAATGATCTTTATTTTTTCGACCAATTCCGGCAGCTGTAACAACACTGGTACCGTAAAATAGCTCATTGTTAGTTCTACCACCGATCCATTGTTTTTTATTTTTTTCTAGTATAAGTACAGACATATTTGGATTTAACTGTTTAATTTTATAAGCGCTATATAATCCTGCAATTCCGCTGCCAATAATAATTATATCATAAACAGTATTATTAATCATTAAGATATAATTATAAAATATATTAGTTTATTTATTTTAATTTATTTTATTTATTTTTTCCTTTATTACATTTTTTCGAGTTTTTGATCCAGTATTTTTCTGAATTTTTACACTTGATTTTCCTTTGCAATTAAATTTACCACGTTTTAAATTTTTTCTGTTAAATATTGTTTTAGTACATATAGCAAGAGATTTAGCTTCATATTCAGGTTCTACTTTTTTAATACATCTACATAATTTTTCGCTTAAAATATTTTCTGCTTGCTGTTTTAATAATCGTTTTGATTTGGGTATATTCAGCTTATAATATTTTAAAATACTTATATAATCTTTATTTTTTAGTTCAGTTGTCATAACTATATTTTATATCAATATTATAATAAATATATGATAATTTTATAATAATTTTATAATAATTTTACAATAAATTTATTTATAAATTATAATTTTATTAGGTAATATAATAACATGTTAATATATGTATTGTACATCCAAAATAGTAGTATTTGATTTAGATGAGACACTAGGATATTATGTTGAATTTGGAATGTTTTGGGATGCATTAACTAATTTTATTAAAACACATAATATACTTATACCTATTGATCAATTATTATTCAATAAAGTTCTTGATTTGTATCCAGAATTTTTACGACCAAATATTATTAATATTTTAAATTATTTAAAACAAAAAAAACGCGTTAAACATTGTCATAAATTAATGATTTATACTAACAACCAAGGTCCTGATGAATGGGCACAGCAAATTCAGGGTTACTTTGAAACCAAACTAAATTATAAATTATTTGATCAAATCATCAAAGCATTTAAAATCAGAGGCAAACAAGTTGAAATTTGTAGAACAAGTCATATGAAAAATCACAAAGATCTAATTAGTTGCACTAAAATACCCGAAACAACTGAAATATGTTTTTTAGATGATGTATTTCATCCTGGAATGGTTGACGATAAAATTTATTATATTAATCTTAAACCATATGTATATGATTTGCCATTTGAACTCATGATTGATCGATTTATAAATAGCGGTATTTTAAATATTGATGAAATCAATGGTAGAAATAATACAGTAAAACAAGATATTTTAAAGTACATGAAACGTTATCATCATGATTATGTAGAAAAAACAACTGAAGCCCAAAATGTCGATAAAATTTTATCTAAAAAAATAATGCATCATTTACAAGCATTTTTTACAAAAAGTTCTAAGAAACAAAATCAATTAACAGGCAGAACTATTAAAACCAAACCTAAAGGTACAAAGAATAAAACTGTTAAAAAGAAAAACTATTTTTAATATTATTAATTATTGCTTGAACGTTATCTTTAAAAAAATTAATATACGTTGCCAGAACACTGTTAATAGCAGTTGTAAATAACAAAAATATACCAGCATTGAATGCAATTTTTGCATCAAGTGGTGTAAATTTAACAAATCTGAAAGGATTAAATCTGTATATTAAAAATAAACTAACATACATTTTTGTATAAAATAATAAATCTGTTAAATATGTTGGTGCTGTTGCTGATAATCCTAATGCAATTACAACATATAATATATATGTAAAAACTGTAACATAATCAAATACTTTATCTTGAAATTCATATAAGTTAGTCATTATACTATATTATACTATAATAAACTATAGTATAATATTTTTCTTTTATTTTGTTAATTCTAAACGAAACTGGGGACCTTCTTTATTATACGTATTATATATAGTATAGTTACTATTATACATATTATCTTCTACAAGCATTTTTGTTGGGTTTCCCATTTTATAGTTATACTTTTTACATATTTCTTCTACATTTATTTTTTCATCTACGCAACATAGATGGGTAATAAAACCCAAAGGTCCTCCTTCATATGGTGAAAATCGAGGAATATTTTTACCAAATTCTCTTGAAAGTTGGGTTATTGCGGTTTTATAAATACTTGATGATATTGTGACAGTAAAACATTTGACAAACATAAGCATATACTATATATTTGTTAAATGTTTAAGTTACTTTTTACTTTTATCAATAGATCTTCCAATAAAAATAGGCAAACTAATAGGCCATGTTGCACCTAAAAATGCTCCTGCCATTGCACCAATATATACACCCATACAACAAGAAAAGGTATGATTAGTTAATGATATACTAGGATCATTTTTACATTTAATATATTCTTCATAACCTTCTGTAAATGCTTTGGCGGGCACCGTGAATGCAAGTGGCAGAAAATAAAATTGTTTAATTTTTGGTAGTACTTTAGAGAACATTGCTAATAAAACACATGATATGTTTTTAATATGATTTATAATACATTTTACGGATTATTTTATAATATATAAATATAGTAATGTCTAACAATATTTATGATTTCGATAATTTTTCATGTTCTGCAAGACAAGAGATTATGAATACTAGAACATATGTACGAAATCTTCCAAGTCAACCATTACAGTCATATTTAGATGCAAGACCAGTTCTGACAAAGTATTCTATAATGCCTATTGTTGATCCAAGAAGAGAAATTAAGACACCTTTGATACAACAAGCTACGTTTAATCCTAGTCAAATATTTAATCCGGGTAATGCAACTGCAAGAGCGCCTTGGTCGGGTTTTGCATCAAATATAAATCATGAGTCTGATTTAAGAGGACAAATATATGCTATACAAGAATGTAGTCAGGCAACATATGTTCCTACCAGTCAAAGTAGTTTATACAATGTTCACTGGAAAAATCAAAACTCTTCTTTACAACAACCATTTCCGGATCTTTTTAAGAAAGAAGAATTTGGTCCTGAGTCTACAAATACCGATCCAACTGTGATTGGATATGCTTTATTTAATAATCCAACTAGACAACAACTTAAAAATTTAACAAAACCAACAAAATGTTAAATAATTTGATAAATAAATAAATAAAATTAAAAGTTATTTAAATACTATTTTTAATTTTAAATATATTGATGAATTCTTTATACGAGAGCCAAATTGGAAAAAGATATAAAGCCGTAAAAATGAGCAAAATTTGGAATGCATATGACAGAACAATTATTATGCGCAAATTATGGATTGCTTTAGCAAAAACAGAAAAAGATCTAGGTATTGATTGTATAACTAACAAATGCATAGAAGAAATGGAAAATATGATTGATTTCATAGATTTTGAAAAAATTAATACATATGAAAAGGATATTAAACATGATATTATGGCACATGTATTAGCATTTGGTGATTTATGCCCAAATGCTAAAAAAATAATACATTTAGGTGCGACAAGTTGTTATATTACAGATAATGCTGATTTAATACAAATTAAAAGAGCAATAGCTGTTTTGCAACAATTGTTGATTGATGTAATTAGACAATTAGAAATATTTATAGAAAAATATAAGTTAGTACCAACCTTAGCATATACGCATTTTCAAGCAGCTCAATTAACAACTGTAGGAAAAAGAGCATCATTGTGGTTATATGATTTGATTGAAGACTATAAATCATTAAAAGACTATTCGGAACATTTATTGTTTCGTGGAGCAAAAGGAACAACAGGAAGTGAAGACTCGTTTTTAACGCTTTTTGACGGGTCCAAAGAAAAATGCATGCTTTTAAATCAGAAACTGTGTGAGGAATTTGGTTTCTCAAGTACTGTTTATGTATGTGGTCAAACATACAGTAGAAAGTCAGATGTTAGGTTGTTTAATATCTTATCCGATATTTCGCAATCATTTTACAAAATATGCAATGATATAAGGCTATTGGCGAGTAAAGGAGAATTAGGAGAGCCTTTTACAGAAAACCAGATAGGGTCATCCGCAATGGTCTATAAACAGAACCCAATTAAATGTGAAAAAATATGTAGTTTATCAAGATACATTATAAATCTACACTTGTCAATGAGCCAGACATATATTAATCAATGGTGTGAGCGTACATTAGATGATTCAGCAATAAGACGATTAATAATTCCAGATAGTTTTATGATATTAGAGCATATTTGTGATGAATTTAAATCAATAATTTGCGGATTAAGAGTATTTGTTCCTACTATTGATAAAAATGTGCAAGATCATATGCCATTTATAATGACAGAAAAGTTGCTAATCATGGGTTCTAGACAGGGAATAGATAGACAAGAATTGCATGAAAATCTAAGACAATTGACAATTTATATTTCAAATGAAAAGTCGAAGGAAGAAACAAATGAAGTAAATTTAGAAGATCTTTTATTTTCTCAAATAGAAGAAAACACAAAAGATTTATATCATATGTACAAATCATTATCAAAAGATCCGATTAATTATATTGGAAATATTGAAGAACAAATAAATAATTTATTAAAATATACTCGATCTTTTAGCTAAGTTTAAATTTTTTATATATAATAAAAAACAATATAAAGGAAATGTCCGACATAGAAGATCCAGAAGTAGAAGTAGAAACGGAAGAAAATGCATTTGTTAATGAGATAACATTAAATTTTTTAATAAGTAAAAATCAACTTCAAAAACTTAATAAAATGAAACAAAAAGAAACACTTCCTGAGCATAATTATGATAAAGATCGTGTTACCGAATTGTTTAATAAATTATTAAATAATAATAGACCTGATGATTTATTAGAAGATGTTAAAACATGTTTTGATGCATTTATTGAAAAAAGTATTTATTATTTGGAAATACATGATAAAAATATTAATATTCAAAATGATAGAAATGATCAAATAGAAAAAGAAGATTGTGACGATGAAGATTGTGACGAAGAAGATGATGAAGATTGTGACGAAGAAGATGATGAAGAAGATGATGAAGATTGTGATGAAGAAGAAGAAGAAGATCTAATAAATAATGATGAATATTTTGAAGAACCTGTGGTAAAAGTAACTGCAAAGTATTCAAATAATAAAGTAACTAAATCAAAGGGAGTGGAAGATATTCATAAACTTCCATTAGATTGGTTTAATACAACAAGACAAAATTATAAAATAAATCAAATAATTCCTAGAAAAAAAGAAATTATAATTGATAATTCATCATTAAAAAAAAAGAAAATATAAACAAAATATATGAGATATAAAAAAACTCAAAAATTTAAGAACAGGTATAAAAATAAAACAAGAAATTTAAAAAAAATTGGCGGTTATGGATTAAAACAAAAGTCTAAAAAAACTAAAAAGTCTAAAAAATCTAAAAATCAAACAAGTAAAAATAATAAATTTATTAAATTAAATTGCAGTCCCGAAAATCATAACAAAGCGCTTAATTCTTTTACATGTTATTCTGACGAAGATTTACATAAATTGCGTGATATTTGGAATGCAAGACATCCTGATAGACCTATACAGACCAATGATTCCAAGCAAATTTGGGAAACTATTAAAAATCATTATCAGACTACGTGTAATAAGGAGTCGTGTTGGATAAAACAAATGGCAAAAGGTACTAAGTTGGAAAAAGAATTAATGGATTCGTTTGCACCTGAGTCTCCGGATGATTGGAAGAAAAATCCGAATGAATGGTTATCTAGTATTGATATTTTGCAAGTAATGAGCCAATATGAAAAAAAATATAAATGTTTTGATTTTATGGGACCGTCTCCTATTGACTATGATACACATAAGCTATATGGTGAATGTGTTTGGGAAGAATTATGTCATTTTAATTTAGCTGATCAAATTAAAAATGGGAAAACAAAAATAGGTATTGTTTTTAATACGGATCCGCATTATAAAGGAGGTAGTCACTGGATTTCTCTTTTTATAAATATTAAAAATGGGAAAATTTTCTTTTTTGACAGCGCAGGAGATGAAATACCAGATCAAATAATGAAATTTGTTAATAATGTAATAGAACAAGGTCATTCTCTCAACAAACGAATTGACTTTGAATTTGATCAAAATCATCCAGTAGAACATCAATATGGTAATACTGAATGCGGTATTTATAGTTTATTCTTTATTGTACATATGTTAGAAGATAAAATAACGGCAGATTATTTAAAACATCATATTTTAAAAGATGAATATATGGAAAATTTTCGAAAAGTATATTTTAATTCAGACTTATAAGTATTTCATTTTTATGACACTAAATAATATTGTAAACAATATAAAAATTATTTACAATATTGTAATAATGCAATCAAATGAACGCAGTAAGTCTAATTTATCAAATGAAAGCAATGGAACCGTTGATTTTTTTATTTATGAGGAGTCAATTGGATCAAGTTATTCTGTTAGTTCTAGCAAAAAACTACCTAATTATACTAATCATGAAATTAATGAAAAATTATTATCAGAATATGAAAATGAATATGAAAACAAATTATCTAAAAAAATAAATAATTATATATTTTATTTAATTTGTTTAATTATTTTGGCAATTATTAGTTGTGTAATATTATTCATAATTTATCAATTTACGAATAATCATAAATTACTATATAAATATGCATTCGGTTGTTTTATTTTTGCATTATTACTATCTTTATTTTTATGCAGCTGTATGCTATATAGATGCGAATTAGAAAAAAAGGATATTAAAACAAATATGGCATCTGTTTAAGTTATAGGAGCGATTTGTTTACTATTTGCAATATATCTTTTCCTATATTCACCATAGCCATTTTTTGCAAGGTACTCCATTTGTCTCATTGTAAAGCCATAAGATGATCCAAAACCATAATATGTAGGTTCTATTTATATTTGTTTTAATATATTATTATGTAAATTGTTTTTAAATAATAATATTATATATTTTGATGTTTACATTGAATATTAAATAAAAATAAAAATAAAAATATTAAATATTAAATTACGTAAATAAAAGTATAAAAATTTCATTTATTATACATATAAATGACTACAAATCCAAATATATCTAAATTTGTAAACAAACAAAATCTAAAGTTGCTTTGGGATGTTTTGTTAGATGAGTTTAACATTGATATTAACAATAAACAACTAGTATCAAATATTCGTACAGTTTTTGATAGCAATATTCAACCATTTACTAAAAATACAAGTGCAAATTCTAATGGCAATGTTCAATTAGTAAATCTAAACAAACAATTTTTATCACAAGTAGTTATTGCTGTAAATAGATTATTTCCAAATTTAAAACAAGAACAAGAATTTAAACGAATTCAAATAAGTTCAGAAGAAATTATTGAACCATATAAAGTAGAAGATATACATTCAGAAAGACAAAATAAATTTGAAAAACAAGTGCAGCAAAAACGTGTTGAATTTGAAAAATCAATTAATTTAAACAAACCAGCTGAGGTAGATTTTTCTGAAAAAATAGAAGACGATAAAATAAAAGAAATGGATGCATTAATTGCGGAAACAGTTGCACGTCGTAAATTTGATATAGAACAAATTCAACATAATTTAAATACAGAAGATCCTGAAAATTGGTTACAGCCACAACAAACACAACCATCTCAGCTATCTCAGCCATTAACAAAAATGAAAAATAAAAATGAAGTAAAAGAACAAGTACAAGTAAAATCAGAACAAAATTTTAGTTCAGGAATTTATCGCAAATTAAAATTAAAACAAATTGATACAAATGTAAATGTAAATGTAAATGTACCAAAGAAAAATGTAACATGGACAGATCAGAAACCAACAAATACAAATACAAATACAAATATGGATAATTTATCATTATTAATAGAAGAACTTTCTCCTATTGAAGAAATAGAAATAGAAAAAAAGGATAAAATAGATATATTAACAAATAAAGTTGATATATTAATTGATTTAATGACTAAACTAACAAAGCAATTAAGTCAGCAAGGTAATTAATGAGTTATAAATTTATTTTTTTCTTTTAAAAATCTCATATTCACCATTAACATTTATGGCCAATTGGCCCAATAATACAGGTCTTATTCCAGGAATTTGTTTTGCTTGAATAATACTATCATAATCATATATTTCATTTGTATCTAGTCGCAACATATATTGTTTGCCTGTAGATTTAACGATAATTTCCTTGACATCCCAATCTATAACTCTCATATTAATATCTGCAATTGTATCATTTTGATCCTTTTCAATATTTGGATTGTATGAAAATTTATTTATAGGTGGGTCTCCAAATGATAAACATACTATCCCTTCTTTAACATTTGATTTGCTATGAGTTATGCAATCAATAGAACTAGACTTAATAGCTCTTAATATTTGATCAGTTAAATTTTCTTTTATAGTAGAAATTTCAAATAATTTTTCATCTGATGATTGTGGGAAAAAAGGTTCTATGTTGCTGCGATCTTTTAATTTAATTTCTATACCAAACTCGCTGTCTAATTGTTGTTGTGTAAAAACCATTAAATATATAAATACTTCTACGGTCCTCAATTCTTCAGGCAACCCTTGATGCGAACAAATGCGACGTGCTCTGCCAATAACTTGTTGTAAACGTACTGGATGCCAATATGGCTCCATAATATGAACATATCTAGTATTTCTTAAATTAATACCTTCAGATCCTGCCGATGTAATCATGAGTACTTTGATTATTTCACCCATATTATTGTTATTGCTGATGGTTCTTAATTTAGAAGCAATATTATTAGGAATATATTTCCAATCTCCGTTAAAAATATTACGTATAATTTCTCGTTCTTCTGCATCTTCTGTTCCTGTGTAAAGAGCATAATGTGGTTTGCCGATATCTTCATCGCTAGTTACTAGTTCCCATCCAGCGCTAGTTCTAGTGATTTTAAATCGTGCATAGCCATTTGTTTCAAGAGCTAATGCAAAAATACCAATACCTTCCATGGAACGGAATTGACTGTAAACTAAATGTAATCCTGGATGTTGAGGATCCTCGATATTTTCAATCATGGTTAAAAATTTGGGACTATAAGTTCTTAGAGCATCTAAACTTAAATATTTCTGTTTATATCTTTTCAAATAATCTAGTGCTTCATTAATAGAAGTTTTATAATCTAAATTTTTTGCCATTTTTTCTAAAATTTCATCTCCTTCTAATTCTTCTATTTTTCTATCATTTGCATCTTCATCTTTATAACCTTCAATGTATCCAATATTTTTTTCAGCTTCGTCATCGTCGTCTTCATCTTCATCTGCACTTTCATAAAAATCTTCAAACTGGTCAACGACATCTGCAAGAGGGTCTTTGGTTTCCTCTACCCCTTCCATAATTGCAACAGCTGCTGCTGTATCTTCCTTTTCATCTTTTTTCGCTTTTTTTCCTTTAGTTGCCTTATCTGCTGCAGTCTTAGCGCCTGCTCTTAAATATGATGGAATTTCGTCATCAGAGTCAGAACTTGTACCGTCACTTTCAGAGCCAGAGCTAGAACTGTCACTGTCACTATCCGAAGAGCTTGTATCATCATCACCAATTTTATCTTTACCCTTAGCTTTAGCTTTCTTTTTATCGGCCTTTTGTAGCTCTTTGGCTTCTTTTTCAGCAGCCTTTAGACGCTCTTTGGCTTGTTTTTCTTCTGCTTTCAAGCGATCTTTAGCTTCTTTTTCAGCAGCTTTCAAGCGATCCTTTTCTTCTTTTTCAGCAGCTTTCAAGCGATCCTTTTCTTCTTTTTCCGCGGCTTTTTGTTGAGCTTTTGCTTCTAATATTTCAGCTTTAGTAGGAGGTTTAGGTTCTCCTAACAATCTAGCTGCTTTCTTTTTATCATATTCTATCAGTCTGGCTTGATATTCTTCTGAAAAAAATGTATCAAAATCTACAACATCATATTGTTGTTTTATAATTCTCTCTATGTATTCTTCTATTTTTCTTTTAATTAAATCTATATTTTCAGGATTTTCTTTAAAACTACTAGGTAACGAATCTACGTAGTTTTTAATATTTTCTTGAACAGCATTAACTTTTCGATCATTACTTTCTTTTAAGTATTGCGCTATCCAATCTTTTGACTGTGCTAGTCTAAGACTATTTGGTGTAGGGCGACCTGGTGGAGTAGGCATAACAAAATTACAAAATAAACGAGAAAATATTTTATAGGTTGCTTTCGGTTTAATGAATAGTCCATCGACATCTACTTTTCCTGAACCCTTTTTGGGTTTTTCGCTATCCCTTTCATCATGACGGGCTCTTTCATAAATTTGAAATTGATAATCGCTCATAGGTATACGAACAACATGTCTGTCAATATCTCTATTATATTTAGGCAGTAATTCTTCCTGTGCACTTTTAAAATAAGATGTAAGCCCAATAATTCTGCGTTTAAATTTAACTTCATTAATCAATCTACCGGTATCATTATCAATAAATGTGTTAACGAATGTTTCTATTGTGTCTGGTAATGCAGTATTAACAGTAAATCGTACATCTTTAGGGTTGATAGTAATATTCATACTTTTCTTTAATATTTTTATTACACGACTAATAAAATCAGCATCACTCATAACACCTCTTTCATCTAAAACTATTTTACCATCATCGCCAAGACTTTCAAATCTATTATAAACACCTTTGTAGCCTTCTTTAACTGTTATTTTATTTTCAAATCCGAATGGATTACGTGTTATAGAGAGCTCAGTAGAATGAAAATCGATATAATCTAATATTTTTTCGCTAGAAAAAGTTTTTTGAAATTCAGCAAGATTTAATTTTTTACCTTCCATTTGTTTAGTATCTAAAGTAAAATGCCATGTTTTTATATATCCTCTCAAAATATTATAAAGAACTGCAATTTCATTAGGATAGTTAATAATAGGTGTACCAGTCAACATAATAATGCGGCAATTTTCTGCTTGCAATAAAAATTCATAAAATAACAAGGCAAGAGAAGTGGGCATTACTGCATCAGGACCTTTCTTTCTTTCAGAAAATTTAGCAGCTTTACTTATTTTATTTACAATTCGACTAATAAAATTGTGAGCTTCATCAATAATAACGACCGAATTGTCAAAAACATTTGATGTAAAATCATTTGTCATTTCTTTAAATCTTTTTCTTCTTATACCGTTGTAATTAATGAACTTATATTTAAGTTGTATCATTTCGTCTAATTGATCATTGAGACTTTTTTTATCAGAAGAAGTTAACTGTTCATAGTTGCTTGGTTTTGTTACATTAACAAGCCATACACCACGGTGTCTGGTAATATAATTAATCCAATTACTGTGCAATTTGTTATCATAATTAATTTTAATTCCTCCTAATGCTTCTGCTAATGGTTCTATTAAATCTTTATTATCGTCAACCGAAATCCATTCCCAGTATTGATTTTTTCTAAAAATAAGATCACCACATTTTTTTATTTCTTCCATATAGTTGCGTCTTAATGAAGCTGGTGTCATGACGAATATTTGTTTATAACTTTTCAATCCTTCTGCTATTGCAATAGAACTACATGTTTTACCAGATCCAAGACCATGAAATAATAAAAGGCCTCTATACGGAGTGTACAGATTAATATAATCTCTAACAATTTTTTGATGTGTAAGTAATCCAAGTTTACCGGTATCTTTGCCAATCTCATCACAAGAAATATTTTGACTTTCATCCATCAAATCATTTCTATAAGGTTCAAAAAGATCATTAATAAAATTAACAAATATTTCGCGATTATTCATATAGTAAGCGGAAGCCTTAATATCATAAACAGGTTGAGGAGGTAATCTGCGACCAATTGGTGTATCACCAATCTGTATCATAGCAGTTGGACCCAAATTAATAACATCGGTAATAATTTGTTTTGTATGACGTTTCGGTACTTTTGCAGGAGCGGGTAGTAAGGCAACTTCTAAACCTGGTTCTAACAAACTAGGACCGCCTTCTACAACATCTTCAACTTGTTCAATATCACCTTCCAAAACGGCTTTAGCTTTTTGTTTTTTTGGTTTAGTTCGTTTAAGTTCGTCTTCAATGATAGGAGCTTTTGATTTAACTTCAGCAACGGCAACAGCAGGTATTTTTTTGTCAACTTTAGTTAGCCCACGTTCTGCTAATCGTTTAAGAAGATCTACTGCAGTAGATCCATTATCTTTTTCAGCAATAATTTCAGTAGCAACAGGAGGAGCTTTTTTCGGTTGTTCTTTTTCATCCTTATTTTCATTCCTTTTTCCAGGAATTTCTTGTTCAGGAAGAATATCAACTTTTATAACTTCTTCTTTATCAACTCTAGGTTTTAATTTAAGTTTTTGAGTTAAATTTGCTAAATTATTCATCACTTATATAAATTCAATATATAAATTTTTGATATTAAATCTAATGATAAATTTTCTAGTTATAAATTTTATAATGATAATTTTAAAGATCATTTAAAAGTTTAATTGCATTTATAGCTATTTCACATGCCATCTGTTCTGCTTTTCTTTTAATTTTATGTTGTCCATCTCCCATAAATAAAAATATCTTTCCATTTTGTAAAACATGATCGTGTATTGCTGCAAAAGATTTAAATTTTGATATATGCAATGCATCTTTATGTGATACATTGTAAATCTGTTGTCCTAAACATAAATATACGCCCATTTTATATCCTTCATCTGGATCATGTACAATTTCGACGTAATGTGGTGTAACTTTGAACTCTTTTTGAATTTTAACTTGTAAAATATTTTTATAATTATCATCATTTTGTATGAGTGCAATCCAATCAATATGTTTTTCAAAAATATTCTCAATAAATTTCTGTGCCATTTGAAATCCGGGTCCAGTTGCAAACATATTTTGAAACCAACCTTCATCATCATTTACAACGATTTTATTGAAATCTAAGAACAATGCGCCAATAAATGCTTCAAATAGGCAACCAAGTTTTTTTAGATTGGTGCGAATTTTCTTTTCCTCTGCATTTCTAGATAATATTAACCACTTATGCAGTCCCATTTCTAAAGCAATTTTACCAATGGCTTCATTTTTTACAATTGCAATTTTTTTTTCTGTCATAAAGCCTTCATTCTCTTTAGGAAATCGTCGATACAAATAATATTTGGTAACTAATTCTAAAACACCGTCTCCTAAAAACTCTAGACTTTCATTATGTTTAGTGCTTAATGGTAAGCAATTTTTGGGTCTTTCCACGATCTTAATTTTCTGTTGTATGTTTTCAAATTCGGGTCGTTTGGTATACGATCTGTGGACAAATGCTCTCATGTAAAGTTCAGTATTAAAAATCTTAGGTGGTACCCCATATTTAGTGAGAATACATTGAATTTCATTTAATGTAATCTCAGTGTTCAAGGGATTAAATGGATTAAAAATTAAACCGTCTTCGGTTTTGATGACGTCGTCATCATTTGCTAAAGACTTTATTAAGTCTGTTTTTTGATATTCGATAGACATTTGCTTATATATAGTTTAGAAAAATGAGTTTAAGTTGTTTTCTAATTTGTTATAAAATGGACTTAAAGGGATACCGACATAGTAATATATATGGAGGGCAAAGAAGAATGGTTACCAATAAAAGATTTCGAGAACTATGAAATTAGTTCTTTAGGAAGAGTTCATAATACCAAAACTGGTCGAATGTTAAAACTGACCGCAAAAGGAGGATATATGTTTGTTGGTTTATCTGTAAATAGTGAAGGAAAAACACTAGCAATTCATCGACTAGTTGCTTTAGCATTTATAGAAAATCCTGAAAATAAGCCTCAAGTAAATCACAAAGACAAAAATAGGTCCAACAATAATGTTTCTAACTTAGAGTGGACAACTGCTTTAGAAAATAATTTGCATAGAAGCAAAGATACAATACAAACTACAAATCAAAATATTAAAATTTGGCGTGTAGACAAAGCTACAAATGAAAAATTGGAACTGTATACTTCTATTTATTTAGCAGCTGTGTGGTGTTTTGAAAATAAATATTCACCTTCAATACAAAATGCCAGAACAAATATTAGTAATGTTGTTAGAGGCATTTATCATCAATCGTGTAGTTTTAAATGGATCATTGATGAACAACAATCTTTAGAAAATGAAGAATGGAAAAATATAATTATAGATGGACAAACATTTCCTAACTATTTTGTTTCTAATTTAGGAAGATTTAAAAATTACAAGGGAATAATTATGGAAAATTATAAACCACATCATAGTGGATATATTTATGTTAGAGTAGATAAAAATAAATATGCGTTGCATAGAATTATGGCTTATACATTTATTGAAAATTTAGATACTGAAAAGTATAATGTTGTTAATCATATTGATGGAAATAAAACTAACAATTCTGTTAGTAACTTAGAATGGACTGATACTAAAGGGAATAATAAGCATAATCATACTGCGGGATTAATTAAATATTTTAACAGAAAAATTGGTCAATATGATTTAGAACATAATTTAATTAAGGAATTTGCATCTATTGTTGAAGCTGAAAAAGAATTAAAAATTAAAACTATTAAACATGTTTTATATAAAAAACAAAATACTGCTTGTGGATTTATTTTTAAATATTTAGACTAAATTTATTTTATAGTAATTTTAAATTATTATCTTTTTGTAGTATATAATATGGTTTACATGTCTGGAAGTAAAGCAAGCCGAAATGCTGCATCAATTTGCAATCGAACCAATACATGTGGTGGTGGAGCAAAGAAGGGCGGTCTCGCACCATCTGTGGGTTGGTATTTATCGTCTAATCCCAATTTAATTGGCGGGACAAATACACAATTTGGTCTTGTATGTATCCCCAATACATCAATCCAAACGCAACAATATGGATACAGAGCTACACGAACTGGTAGAATGTAAACGGGTTAAATATTTAGAATATTTATTAAACATATTTATATTAAATTTATTATATTTAATGTAAATACTTATTGAAGTACTATTTGTTGCTAATTATAATGGTAACAAATGAGTAGATTTAATATTAGATATAGATATAGAAGGTAAACCTTTTTCAAATATTTTTAGCCAAATATTTAATACACTATCATCAATTGTTTCATTTTTTAAAAACATTAAGTATATAATTTTATCTAATGCATAAAATAATTCCAGTATATTTTCTTCTGAATCTTGATCAATAAAATTAATATAATGTTTCAAATTTGATAATGTAGATTTTAACAAATTATCTTGTATTTTATTATTTATTAGTATTTTTTTGCAGCATTCATATCCTGTAATTTTGTCATTTACATAATAAGCGCTTATTGAATTTTGATATTCTAATAGATCATTATATTGATATTTTGATACAAATAATTTATCATATAAATTTAGCTTATAATTTTTGAACCTATAATATAAAGCATTAACTAACAAATGTTGACCATCATTTCTTAAAAAATGCATAGCATTTATAATCCCTTCAATACGCTCATTATCATATTCTATTGTTTTGTACCAATATTTTAAAGCATTTTGATTATCATTTTTTTTCGTATATAAATTTCCAAGTTCTAAACTACTATAATACTTCTCTTGAACCCACATATTTAAATTTAAACATCTTTTATACCATTCAATCGCATCATCAATATATTTCGATCCTGCGTCTTTATAACTTTGAGCACAATAAAACGCATATCTACATGCTAATGCATAATCTGTTTCATAATTATCAAAATATGCTTTTTTTAATATTTTTGCATCATCTATGTATTTATTGGGATTTTTATTTCTGTTACCTGTTCTTCCTGAAATAATATGATAATCACCATCTATGTTTTTTTTTCCGTAAATCGTATCTTTATTTTCCAAATATTCATGTAAAACGCCTTTAAAATACCATTTTTTTTTATTATTTATTAAAATTGATCTATAATATACAAAATCTGTACCAAATTTACATGTATAATTGTCACTATCATATATCTCTGGCAATACAAAAGTACCAACAATTTCATCATCTGCGTCAAATATAAAAAGATAATCTGTTTTATTATATGCACATTCAAGTGCTTTGGTTCTATTATATCCAAAATCTACCCAATCATGTTCTACTAATTCTCCGTCAATTTGCTTGTTTTTAAAGAAATCTATAATTAATTCTTTTGTATTATCTGTTGAACCAGTATCAGATATTACCCAATAACTGAAATGAATATAACTACACAAATTTTCTAGTGTTTTAACAATAACATGCGATTCATTTTTAACAATCATATTTAAACAAATTGTATTCATAGCTATTATTAATATTTAATATTTAATATTTAATATACATTATATTTAATAATTTAAAAACAACTTGTTAGTAAATTATACCAATGAATATAAAAATAGATGTTAGAGAAGTTGCCTTGATAAAGATAATAAATGCCAATTTAGAGATGATTTCTAATTATAAAGATCTAAAATTAGTTCAAGAACAGTTACCTTTAGGAGATATAATTATTAATGATGGATTAAATGATTTAGTTATTATCGAACGTAAATCGCTTAGTGATTTAGCAGCTAGCATTAAAGATGGTCGTTACGAAGAACAATCATATCGTCTCAAAAATCTTTGGCATCACAATCATAATATTATTTATCTGATTGAAGGTGATTTTGCAAGATTTAATTCATTTAAAGATCGAATTGATAAACAAACACTATATTCTGCAATGGTATCTATTAATTATTTCAAAGGATTTTCTGTTTGGAGATCTATGTCTCTAGATGAAACTGCTCTAATGGTTTGCAATATGGCATATAAACTTAATAAAGAAAAGGACAAGCAACCATTTTATTCTAATAACTTATTATCTAATACAGCATCTAATGCAGCATCTAATGCAGCATCTAATGCAGCAACTAATGCAATCACTACATCTATAGAAACGCCTGATGCAGTTGTTAGTTCAGAAAAGGATTATTGTGCTGTAGTAAAAAAGGTTAAAAAAGATAATATTACGCCGGAAAATATAGGAGAGATCATGCTATGTCAAATTCCAGGGATCAGTTCTGCGTCTGCTTTAGCTATTTTAGCACAATTCAAGACAATGCCAAATTTAATCAAGTCAATAGAAATAGATGATAAATGTTTAAATAATATTTGTACAACGGATGCAAACGGAAAATCTAGGAAAATTAGTAAAACTGCAATTGCAACTATTATCAAATTTTTAAAAAGTTAATTATTTAAGGTAATATATTTTATAAAAAAGTATTTCTAAAATATATAATGGACGAAGAAGATTTTTTTAAAATAATTGGATTTATAGTTTTTGGTATGTTTTTAATATATTATATTGTCAAGTGTTTGCATTTACAGACATCCATAATTGAAGGTTTAGAAAATAAACCTGATACAGTTGCGACATCTGAAAATGGTGTTGCCGGAAGTGCCAAAAACAGACTTGACCAAATTAAAGCTACAACTATTAAATTGGATGACGAATTATTGATAAGCAAATATAAAAAAGATTATGAAGATATTATCATTGCAGCAGATGATTTAATTGATAGGCTAATGTTAAAAACATTATTAAATGCTAAACTAGATCCAGCAAAACCCGAGGCAATAGTTTATCAATTACAAGCGGTTACTATCTTAAAAAATGAAAAAGAGGCACTCAATGATGTTATGAAATTTTTAGATAAACAAACAGCGACACCTGCATCTGGGTTATTTTAACCAATTTTGATATTTACTTCATTGTCTTTATAATATCCAGTATCAACTAATGCTTGCGTATAATCGGCTCCACCCCAATTAGGATCCATTGCATTATCACTATAAAGCATATTTTCATTTGATTGGTCCATCATATCTAAAGGATTAGAAGTTCCAACATAATAAGATGATTGATCATAAGCGGGATATCCATTTTCATTATAAGGGCCGTCGTTACGAGTTGCGTCGACCAAGGGTGTAAATTTTAAAGGCAATGGTACCGGAACCGTAGGAGGCAATCCGCCTTGCATTTCAGAAACGCTAGGACGCACTTTGAATACACGATTGCCTTGTACGTCATAAGAATTTTGAACATAAAGTACAGGACAACGAATACCTGCACCGCGTTGCCATTCTAAAAACTCTGTATATTCTTCTAAATTATTAAACATGATAGGGTTTACTCCGGGGACTTCAGCTATTTCTGAATTATATAGGTAATATTTCGCACCTTTTTGAATTAATATGTTAGGACAACGAAGTTCGCCATTCATTGTTGTTAATCCTTCAAGCATATAAGACTTATCGGTTTGAGAATATTTTGTATAGAAATATAAACCAGCTAAAAATATTATAATTATTACTGAATATTTTAGTGAATTTGGCGACATATATATATACTACATTAGGATAATAATTCCACATTTTATAGGCAAGTTTAATGAAACTTTGTTTTAAAAGATTTATTTATATACTTAATATATAATGCATATATTAAGCATACATAACAAGGCTGAATTATATAAAAACAAGATAAATTTGGTTGATGATGCTATACGTAAAAACAAACATGTATTTGTGCTTATTTATATGGATGGATGTGGTCCTTGTAATGCAACCAGACCTGAGTGGACAAAAATGTCACATACATTGAAAAAACAGTATTCTGGTCGTAGTGATGTAGCCATTATTGATGTAAATAAAAATGTATTGCCTTTAATAAAGAATTTAGGTAGTGTAAATGGATTTCCCACTATGAAATATATAACGAATAAAGGTCATACAACTGAAAGTTATGAGGATTGTGAAATTAAAACTAAAGATAGATCGGTGGATTCGTTCATTAATTGGATAGAAAGTAAAATAATGAAAGGAAAAATAGTTTCTCTTGTACCTGCATCAGCACCTGAACATGTATATAAAAGAATTTCTAAGAAACATGGAAAAAAGACACATGAAAGAAAAACAAAAGGATACAAGCAGACACGATCAAATAAGAATAAAAGCAGAAAGAATAAAAATAAGAAATAAGAATAAGAAATAAGAATATGAATTTTTATTTAAAATTATCTTTTGAATATCCTATGATAGCACATGCAATGCGTTTGCCTGCATGACCAGTTGTTAAACTATCAGGCATACCTCCTTCGCCACAATCATCTGGATCAGCATGAATAATTAAACCTCTGCCAAGTATATTAGATTTAGTACCTCGTAATTTAATGGCATCATCATAAAATGAATATTGTGCATTTCCTTTTGCGTCAGTTTTTAAATTACCTAAATCGCCTACATGACGTTCTTTTTTTCCAGGACATCCGTGATTTTTTTTAAAAGGATTAAAATGTGCGCACATACTTTCACATTTGTCTGTTAGATCGCCTGACTCATGAACATGAAACCCGTGCAATGCATTTTTCTTTAGTCCAACCAAGTTAACATCGATTTGTACTTGTCCTGAATTATGATCTTCGGTAAATTTCACGGTGCCTTTAATAGTTGGACCATTAAAAACGGCAATAGCAGTAATTGGTTTTGAGTTGCTCATTATATTGTAATCATATAAATCTTTAAATACTTTTAAAGAAATAATAAAAAATAAAAAAATAGCAATTGCTGTGATTGGTTTTATCATTATAATGTATTTATACAATAAAACATTAAATAAAACTCTTAGTTTGAATATATTTGGGTGCAAAATCTATTCTCAAATGAAAATATGGCACGCCAAGACCATGTGTGCTAACATATACTTCATCATGTGTTTTCAATGCCTTTTTAATTGTACCCGCAACTAGTTGCCAAAAATGTCGCTGTTGCGTAAGAGTTGCATTATCTATAAAAGTTTTGATAGTGCTAAAATCTTTATTTTTTCTAGGCATTGGGATCACCAATAAAGCATCTTTGGATAAATTATAAAAAGAAATAGCATATTTGTTAGTTGACTTTGCAATATGCTTAGCAAATGCAGTATAATCTTGTTTAAAGACTAATTTAGGCGATGGAATAAATTTCTCTTTATATTTGTTTTGCAGATCCTTATCGCATTTATAAGTTTCAAAAAAAAATGGGAGATCTATATTATCAGGATATGTTTGTACTTCACCGTTTTCCCAGCTACTAATTTTATCAATCCATTTCATTATAATATATAAAATATATAAAATATATTATAAATTGTTAGTTTATTAATTTTAATAAAGAATAAAATTGAATTAAATAGTATTCTTTTTAATAAAGTAATATCATAATTATAACAATGGAACATACTTTTAAATTATTCGAATTTAACATATACAATGAAAAAAATACTGATCAGTCTAGTGAAGGATCAGATGATAATGATGATACATCATCCAGTTTTGGTAAAACTATTAACAGAGATAAGTCTACATTTGTAATACAAATGTTTGGAATAAATGAAGAGGGAGAAAAGGCGTCCATTATAGTACAAGAATATCAGCCATTCTTTTATGTCAAAGTTCCAAATGAATGGGGTCAAAAAATGAAAACTGCATTCGTAGATCATTTGAAAGCAAAAGTAGGAAAATACTATGAAAATTCAATTACTGAATGTAAGCTAATTGAGAAGAAAAAATTATATGAATTTGATGCAGGTAAATTACATCGATTTATCATGATAAAGTTTGCCAATGTACCTGCTTACAACAAGGTTAAAAATTTCTGGTACAAAGATATTACAGACGAACAAGGAGTAAAAGAAAGGCGATTGCTTAAAAACGGATATCCATTTAAAGAATGCTTTATTGAATTATACGAAGCAAATATTCCGCCTTTGTTGCGGTTCTTCCATTTGAGAGAAATCAGTCCTTCTGGTTGGGTTGCATTGCCTTATAAAAAGACACTTGCAATAACAGGTGCAAATAAAAAGACAAGTTGTGATTACGAATTTTCCATTAATTACAAAAATGTGATCCCTTTAAATGACAAGGAAACGCGTGTTCCTTATAAGATAATGAGTTTTGATATTGAAGCTAGCAGTAGTCATGGCGACTTTCCAGTTCCAATAAAATCATACAAAAAGTTAGCAACGAATATTGTTGACTATTTTGTGAAATGTAGTGATACAGATTTAGTTCCAGAACGTTGTAAGCAACTTTTGTCTGAAATTATTAGAACAACATTCAATCAAACTGATAAACCTGTACCAAATATTGATTTGGTTTATCCAAAAACACCTGCAACTAATTTGGAAAGAAGAATAGAAGAATGGCTTAAAACAAAAGTTCGAGATCGCACGACTAATGGTAGCGACGAGCATCTAATTGAGAGCCTTTTTGAAAATGCGAACAAAGCGCTACAAGTTGTTAAAGAGGATACTTTAGAAGAAGAAGGTGGCGATGATTGTTCAGATGCAGGGTCGGATGACGGTTTGGTGGAAGAAGAAGCGCCTATTTTCAAAATTGGAACAGGATTTAAACCAGAAAGTTATAAAAATAAGCAATCTACTATTGTAGATATTATGTGCGATAAAAAATTTGAACGAGAAGGTAAAATTATGGAGCTGATTGTGTCTTTGCGTAATAATTTTCCGCAATTAGAAGGCGACAAAGTAACTTTTATTGGATCGACATTTGTTCGCTATGGTGAAAAAGATCCTTACTTAAATCACTGCATTGTTTTAAATACATGCGATACATTGCAAGGAACAGTTGCTAATTCAGAGATTGAAACATATGCATCTGAGAAAGAAGTACTTTGTGCATGGACTGATCTTGTTCAAAGAGAAAATCCTGATATTGTGATTGGTTACAATATATTTAGTTTTGATTATGAATTCATGTTTCGCAGATCTCAGGAGCTAAATTGTGTTGAAGAATTTTTGAAATTATCTAGAAATAATGATGAGCTTTGTGCATCTATTGATTACAAAACTGATAAAATAGAAATAGATAAAAGTAGTATTACACTAGCTTCAGGAACATATGATCTTTCAATAATAAAAATGAATGGTCGTCTACAAGTAGATATGCTTAACTGGTTCCGACGTACAGAAAATTTGACATCTTATAAGCTGGACTATGTAGGTGGGCATTTTATCGGAGATTATGTAAAAGGGCAGCAGCAAATTGCAGAAACAGTTACTACTCGTTTCAAAACTGCAAACATGACTGGACTACAAGTAGAAAGTTTCATTCATTTTGAAGAAATTAATCATTCAAGTGATTATTATAAAAATGGTGATAAATTTAGAGTTACAATGGTAAACAAAGAGGAAGGATGGTTTGAAATTGAAGGACATGAAAGTCCGCAGGCAAAAGCGGTTAAATGGGGCTTAGCGAAAGATGATGTGTCTCCTAAAGATATTTTCCGGATGACGAATGAAGGACCGAGTGCTAGAGCAATAATTGCAAAATACTGTATTCAGGATTGTAACTTAGTGCAGCACTTGTTTGCCAAAGTAGATGTGGTAACAGATCTAGTTGAAATGGCGAAGCTATGTAGTGTTCCAATGAGTTTCTTAATTTTCAGAGGTCAAGGCATTAAACTAACAAGCTATGTTGCTAAAAAATGCAAAGAGAAAAATGTATTGATGCCTGTTATTGACAAAGGTTCAAAGGATGATGGGTACGAAGGTGCCATTGTTCTAGATCCAAAATGTGGATTATACTTAGATACACCTGTTCCTGTCGGTGACTTTGCATCTCTTTATCCGTCTTCTATGTTATCAGAAAATTTGTGTCCTAGCAGTAAAGTATGGACTAAAATATATGATTTAGCCAACAATTTAATTGCGGAAACTGGTTCTAAAGATCTAGTTACAGGTCAATATGTTTATGATGGGCTGCCAGGATATGAATATGTAGATATTACATTTGACACTTATAGATATGTAAGAAAGAACCCGAAAGCTCGTGCAGAAAAGATAAAGTCAGGACACAAAGTTTGTCGATTTGCGCAACCTCTGAAAACAAACGGAGTAGAAGAAAAAGCAATTATGCCTTCCATTTTGCAGGAGCTGCTAAAGGCCAGAAAAGACACTAGAAAACAAATTCCTAATACTCCTGATGAATTTATGAAGAATGTGCTAGATAAACGTCAGCTTGCTTATAAAGTTACAGCAAATTCCCTTTACGGTCAGCTTGGCGCTAAAACAAGTACATTTTACGAACCAGATATTGCGGCATCTACTACGGCTACGGGAAGATTATTGCTAACATATGCAAAGCGTGTTGTCGAAGAATGTTATGAAGATATTGATATTGATACAAAATATGGAAAAGTTAATGTAAAATCTGACTACGTATATGGTGATACTGACAGTGTATTCTTTAAATTTAGTCTACTGGATAAAGAAACAGGTGAAGCTATTTTAGGACATAAAGCGCTAGAATTATCAATTGAAATTGCACAAACAGCATGTCATACCGTCTCAAAATTCTTAAAGCAACCTCATGATTTTGAATATGAGAAGACATTTATGCCGTTTTGTTTGCTGTCAAAGAAGCGATATGTAGGCATCTTGTACGAGACGGATCCAAACAAAGGAAAGCGAAAAGAGATGGGAATTGTTCTTAAGAGGCGAGATAATGCACCTATAGTAAAAGATGTTTACGGTGGTGTTATTGATATTTTGATGAAAGAATGTAATGTACAAAAGGCAATTGAATATGTATATAAATGTTTACAGGATTTGGTAGACGGACATGTTGCAATAGACAAACTTATCATCACCAAGTCTTTGCGATCGTTTTATAAAAATCCGCAGCAAATTGCACACAAAGTGTTGGCAGATCGTATTGCTGCTAGAGAACCTGGTAATAAACCAACATCAGGAGATCGAATACCATTTGCCTATATAGTTCAATCAAATAAGAAAGCATTACAAGGTGAAAAGATCGAGACACCAACATATATAAAAGAGAAAGGACTACAATTAGATTATTCGTTTTATATTTCAAATCAAATCATGAAACCATTGTTGCAGCTATTTGGCTTAGTACTAGAAGATATTTGGCGCATGCAAAATAAAGTTGCAAAGGTGTCGAAATTTAGAAGAGAGATAGCAGAGCTTAGAAGAGAACAAGAGGATAATAAAAAATTTGAAGACAAGCTGGCAAAGATGAAAGACAAGGAAGTAAAAACATTAATATTTGATAAGTATTTGAGAGAAACGAATAATGCAAAAGAAGGAAATCAAAGTGTGGCTAAATTCTTTATTAAAAAATAAAAAAAAACAGAAAAAATATTATTATTAAATTAGATTTAATAATAATTGGATTAATAATTTGATTTAAATATATTTTTTTTTTATTTTAAATACTGGAAGTAGCAAGTTGCTTTGATTTAGTTCCGGTTGTAAAATAAGTCAAGAGGTTATTTATATGTTTATGCATGCTTTTAACTTGTTCGAAAATATATGCTCTATTTGAACCATCATCTTCATAATTATCATTCAAATCAGGTACATATTCATCATCGTCGTCATCATCGTCGTCATCTTCAGCATCATCTTCGACATCATCTTCATACTCTTCATCGTCTTCTGTATTTGAACATAAATTATTTAATTGTTCAATTTGCTGATCAACATAATCTTGACCAAATGTTTGAACATATAAATTATTATAAGTATCGAGGCCTTCTGCTTGCAACTTAAACATAATTGCATTAATGGTTCTTTTATGTAAGATTGCCATATCTGGAACAGATAATTTGAGCAAATCATATTCTCTTTCTAATCTCAAACATTCATTAATAGACCATTTATATCCATTTCTCCATGCATCAATATCAATACTATTGCTTTCTTCGTATGTGATAGTCATAATTATAAATATATTATGTATATATCTTTATATTGTTTTTAAAATATATATTGCTATATAGTTAAGATGAATTATTATTGTTAGGTCGTATTATGGTCTCAAATAATAATACATCTTCACTTGATGATGGATTTAGTGTAAATCGATTAGTATTAGAAGAAGGACTAAATAGGTCGGTTAAAAGTCTAGTAGATAAATCAACAGTTAGTTGATCAATTATGTTAGTTACTGGATTTATATTCCTTAAATTTGCATTATTAGGTGCAGTTGTAGGCGTAGCGTTATTACGAATAGGAGTAGATGTAGGAATAGGATTAGGATTAGGGCTTGTTGTGTTACGAATATCGTATCTACAAACAGGACACCGAACATTATTACTAAACCATTGATTAAATTGATCAGGAAAGAAAATATGACCACAGTGATTAAGTTGTCTAACATTATCAGATTGTGTAAAAGCTTCTAAAGAAATGGCACATGAAGTGCTATTAGGTGTTTGAATATCGGAATATCTAATAAGTCTAGATGCATTATTAATTTGTTCTTGAGTTGGTCTAACTGGTACAGAATTTAAAAAATTAGTAAGAAAATTGGTAATATTAGGATTATTATCATGTTCATTAATATTGGAAGTATTATTATTTATTACATCCCATAAAAAATTAGTAATATCTGAAGAGTTGTTAGTTGCATTACTAACATAAGTTGAACGATCAATTGGATTTGCATAATCATAATAAATGTATGGTCTATGATTAAAATAATGTCTAGGATTATACTGGTTGTTAAAACCGTGTCTTACATTATTTTGTCGATTAGGTCTAGTATTTCTTGTTTGTCTAGTTGGTCTACTCATATTATTTCCAATTAAATTATTTATATTATTTCTAATATCATCTAATGTGTTAAACAAACGTGTAATATGTAAATTAGTTTGATTATATTGAGTAATATACATACTGATAAGACGTTGTCTTTCTTGAGAATTTAAATTAGACATATTAAATATAAATATATTATAATAAATATGTTTAAATATATTGTTTTATATTAATTATAATGAATTTCAATAAATATAATAATAAAGGGTTATCTGGTTTGGCAAACTTAGGAAACACGTGTTTTTTAAATGCATGTATGCAAGTTATTTCTAATACATATGAATTAAATCATTTTCTAGATTTAGAAACATATAAAAAGCGATTAAATAACAAATATGACTCTGCGTTGCTTATTGAGTGGGATGAATTACGAAAGGTCTTATGGAAGGAAAATTGTGTAGTATCTCCTGTTAAATTTGTGAAAACAGTTCAAAAATTGGCAGAAATAAAGGACAAGGATATATTTACAGGTTATGATCAAAATGATTTACCAGAATTTTTAATATTTGTAATAGATTGTTTTCATAATGCTTTATCAAGAGAAGTAAATATGAATATTCAAGGTACTGTAGAGAATGATAGAGATAAAATTGCACTATTATGTTTTGAAAAAATTAAACAAATGTATTCAAAAGATTATTCAGAAATTTGGAATATATTTTATGGTGTGCATGTTTCTCAATTAGTAACAGTCGAAACCAAAACATTGATGAGTATGGTACCGGAACCATTTTTTATAATAAATTTGCCTATTCCACAAAATAATAAATCCCCTTCATTGTTAGATTGTTTTGATTTATATGTTGAAGGAGAGATATTAGATGGAGATAATCGTGTTTTAAATGAAAATACTGGTAAAAAAGAGGCTGCTATAAAAAATTTAATATTTTGGAGTTTGCCGACAATATTAGTAATTGATATTAAGAGATTTAATTCAGCAAACCGAAAAAATCAAATTTTGGTTGATTTTCCTTTAACAAATTTAAATTTATCGAAGTATGTAATTGGATATAATAAAGAAAGCTATATTTATGATCTTTATGGTGTATGTAATCATGGTGGATCTGTTCTTGGTGGTCATTATACATCATTTGTAAAAAATGCAAATGGTAAATGGTATCATTATAATGATACATCTGTAACAGAAATTTCCGAACAAGTTCAGAATCAACAAATAGTTTCACCAAAAGCATATTGTTTTTTCTATAGAAAAAGAGAAATAAAATAAATATTTGATTTATATATAATATAAATGACAGAAATAATTGAAATAAGCGATACCAATACAGATACGTCAAGTCCAAATACAGTAAATACAGGTTTAGGAACTGTTGCAACAGATATGTATGGTTTTATAAATAGTTTATTCTCAAATCCAAGTGTTGTGATTATTTTAGTAGTAATAATAGTAATTTATGTAATAATATTCATGTATTTAGGTGAAAGTGGATCTTCAACTTCAACATTTTCTTCAACCTCACAGACAGAGTCTGGATCAGCAAAAACAATAACAGTTATGGTGGTTTCTATTTTTATTATTTTAGTAATAATAAATGGTTTACAATACTTTTTTGGTGTAGATATAATTGCATCACTAAAAAATATTTTGACAGGAAAGCCAGAAATAGATATTACAGTAGATACATCTCGTAAAGAGGCTGCGAAAGCTCCTATTCCTGAAATATTATTAAGACCACAGGTATATAATATTCCTGAGAACACATATGTTTATGCTGATGCAAAAGCATTATGTACTGCTTATGGTTCAAGATTGGCAACATATAAAGAAATAGAAGAGGCATATAATAAAGGTGGAGAATGGTGTAATTATGGATGGTCGGATGGTCAGATGGCATTATTTCCAACACAACAAAAGACATTCGATGAGTTGCAGAAGATAGAGGGGCATGAAAATGATTGTGGTAGACCAGGAGTAAATGGAGGTTATATGAGTAATCCTGCGTTAAGATTTGGTGTAAATTGTTATGGTTATAAACCAAGAATGACGCCAGAGGAAGAAGATCTAATGGCTTCTCAGCCGATATATCCAAAGACAGAGAAGGATATAGCGATGGAAAATCGTGTTAATTATTGGAAAGATAAACTAACAGAAATAATAGTGTCTCCGTTTAATCATGATACTTGGAGCAAGTTATAAAATAACGAGATTGCAAGTTATAACAGGTCAGATTGATTATTTTGTATTTTTTTTTCAATATGATATTGAATGCCAAACATGATATCATATAATATTCTAATGAATAGTACCATACAAATATATTTGAATAATTTTAAATATTTTAAAATGTTAAAAGTTAATGGTAGGTTTTCATCATCATCAATATGTCTTTGAATTTTACTGCGGCAAATAGGGCATGAGTTTGTTTTATTAATCCATTTTAATAAACATGGATGATGAAATGATGCATTACAAGTGCAAGATTTATAAAAATATAAATTAAAAACAGATGATGTCATTTTACAAATATTATTGTTAGTTGTAGATGGTTCCCAACAAATAAGACACATATCGGTATCATTGTGTCTATCAATATATATATCAATATTATCGTCATCATAATGATTAAAAGTAGTGAAATACATTTGCAATAGTTATATTATAAATGTATTTTTAAATGAGATTTTAAATGGAAATAAAATTATTTTTTATGTTTTTTAGTTTTTTTGTTAACTTTGATATTGATATTCTGTTTTTTAGTTTTTCTTTTATTTTTATTATCGTATTGTATCATTTCAAATAATTTATCAAAAATATCATCAGAGATTGGGACATGTTCTTTATTATAATGTTCTTGAGATTTATATTTATCTTTATCATTTTTAGATTTTGGTTGAGTTATATAATATAGACCGGCGGGTACGGCAAGATTTTCAAAATTACTGGAAACTTTCTCATCCATGCCTCCATTTTGAGATTTATTAAATGTTTGCATAGGAGAAATGCCTTTTTGTAACATATGTGAATGAACATTGTAGCCTCCACTCATAATTGCACCGTCATGATTTTTATAAAAAATTAAATCTTCTTGAAGGAATGTAGACATATATACTATTTTAATATAAATTAATTATTATAAAATCGCTTTATTTCAGGAACAAATTTTACTTCACGTTTATTTTTAATATAGTCAACAATTTTGGTAACTTGATCTTCATTTTTTATGATTTCATGAAGACAAGTTTCTAGATATTTAAATGTTAAAACTTGGGTATCTTTAGTTTTAACAAATTTAATTTTGCCATCGCTGATTTGTATAGATGCATTTGATAAATTAGAATTGTCTACATGATTAAAAATGGCTTCATTTAATGTATTTTTTTTGTCTCGAAGTTCTTTAATTTTATCAGTTAATTGTTTCATTTGGTTGTCTATAGAAACCCATTGTTGAATATGTTGTTCAAAACTCATAATTAATATAGATTTATAAAAAATAATTTGCTAAATACAGTGGATATATGTTGTTAATTAAATTATTTATTATTAATTGTTTAATAAATAATATATTGTATTAAAAAGTATTTAAAGAAATACCAACATATTTAACGTCTGCGTTTAAATGATTTGTTATGCTCAGGATGACGTCTGGTGTGTCTCTTTCCGTAAAATTGTTGCATTCCTAGTAATGCTAAAGGAACCGCCGCCGTTTCTAAAACTGCACCCCAATAACCTCCCTTCTTTCCCCTTGATTGTTGTTGCTGTTGCTGTCTTTGTTGTTGTTGTTGCTGTTGTTTCTGCATCTGTCGTTGTTGTTGCATTTGCTGTTGCTGTTGTTTCTGCATCTGTCTTTGTTGTTGCATCTGTCGTTGACGCATACGTCTTCTACCACCGGTCATCTTAGGAGACAATGATGGTTGGGAGTCCTGGGCATTAATATTTCTAATAGGTACAATATTATTACTTTGAGATGTGCCTAAGCTTTGACCAGGTTGAACCGATAATGAATTCATGAATTGGGTCCAACCATTACCTAAATTATTCATCTGAAATCCCCATGCACTATCGGGATAAGAACCATAGTTACCGCCCTTTTGACTTCTTGTTTTAGTACTAGATCTAGATCTTCTAGAAGCACGATTTTTTGAACGAGTTCTCATACTTGCCATTATATATATTTATGGGAAAAAAATTAAATATAATCATTTAAATATTAAACAGGATTAATGATTGATTTATTGCGTAATAATGTTATTAAAATTACAAGAATAGCTAAAATTAAAATAAATATTAAAAAAACCAAAAAAATTATCAGATAAATATACGGATAAATTTCATATAATATTAAATCAGTTACAGGTGAAAAAATTCGTTTTATTTCATTTCTCACATCTTCCGTTTGCAATATGTCTAAACATTGTTTAATTAAAGAATTTGGACTTTTCATAAATTACTTATAACAATATATACCATTTTTTTTAAATACCCTTATCGCGTGTTTTTTTTATTTTATTTTTCTCTTATTCCAATAAACAATGAATGACATTATTGAACCTACGATAGACTATGATTTTTCCAATCTTTATTTAGGACCACCTAGTACTATAGCAGGCGGTGCATACTTTACACGTATTATGTATAACAATAATAAACAATTATATATTCAAACACCTAAAAGTTTAACTAAACAAGCTTTTGTTAAAAGTGGTAAAAAAATTTACGTTGATCTCATGTTTGACAACAATGACACAGTTTTCATCAATTGGATTGAAAATCTTGAAGCTAAATGTCAAGAACTTATATTTAGCAAAGGTGAAAATTGGTTTCAAACTAAATTAGATAAAGATGACATAGAAAGTGCATTCACATCACCATTGAAAATTTATAAATCCGGTAAATTTTATTTATTAAGAGTAAACGTTAAACCAAATATTAAGATATTTAACGATGATACAAACATTATTAATTTAGACGATCTTACAAGCGATAAAACACTTATTTCAATTATAGAAATACAAGGCATCAAATTTTCATCCAGAAATTTTCAAATTGAAATTGAACTTAAGCAATCCATGGTTGTTAGCCCTGATCCATTTTTAGACTCCTGTTTTATTAAAAAACCTATTAAAAAAAAATCACAGATAGATGAAGATCTAGAAGATGTTGAAACTAAAGAACTCGATGATTTAGAAGATGTTAAGGATGTTAAAAACTTATTTACAGCATCTAAACAAACACCAACTCCTTCCGCTATCATAGATTTAAATGTACAATCATTTAGCAATATGGAAAATGATAATAAAGTTGATATTGATATTGACATTGATAAAAAAACAGAAATTAATACTGCAATTAATTCTAAAACCAATAGTAATATTGGAGCTAACTTTAGCGCAGATGTACTACAATTAGGAGATATTACCGATTTAAATTTAAATTCTGATAGTGAAAATATTGTTTTAGAAATAGAGGATTTAACATCTGAACCTGTTAAAATTGAAGACCCTAATATTTTAAAAGAATTTGATCTAGAAACAAGTTTAGAGAATAATTTAGAAAGTATAACACTTAAAAAACCTAATCAAGTATATTATGAAATATATAAAAAAGCCAGAGAAAAAGCCAAAGAAGCAAAAAAAGAAGCTATATTAGCATTTTTAGAAGCCAAAAATATTAAAAAAACATACATGTTAGATGATATTGATGAAAGTGATAGCGATAATGAAGACTTTGGTTTTAATGAAATCGAAGATCTTTAGTTTCATTTAGATGATTTAATTTAAATTATGTATTTTTTGATATTTCTTTATCCTTTAGCACAAATTATAATTTGCAACTTAATAACTATTAATTAAACAATTAATTAATAATTTGAAAAATATTTTATCGCTAATTTTATATAATGAGTGACTTCTTTTCAAAAATCTTGGCAGTCTTTCCAAAAGAAATTAGAGATAACTGGGTTTTAATTATATTACTTATAATTGGTGGTATGTACTTATTCAACTACTTCAAGATGAAGGGTTCTATGGGATCTTATGGTAATGATATGATGAGCTCGAATGATCAAGGTGCTTACAAAAAACAAGGACCCAGTGGAGCTCAACCCGCTGAAGATATTGATGCCAGTGGTAATGGTAGCTTTGCTCCCGTCGGCGGTTCTCCTTCTAATGGTGGCATGCCTTCTGCTTGCAACAAACCCAATATGCAAAATCCTGCAGATTTATTGCCCAAGGATACTAACTCTCAATGGGCTCAACTTAATCCCGCCGGCAAAGGAGACCTTGCTAACATCAATTTGTTGAAAGCTGGATACCACATTGGTATTGACACTATTGGACAAACTTTGCGAAATGCTAACTTGCAGATCCGATCTGAACCCGCCAACCCACAGATTAATGTGGGACCATGGAATTTAAGCAGTATCGAACCAGATTTCATGAGACCACCGCTCGAGCTAGGACAAGGTGTTCAATAAAATATTTCGTGACCGTATTTTATAAATTAAACTAATTCTTTATCAAAATCTTTATTTAAAACATATAAATATTTTGAACTTTACCTTCTGAAATACATTGGTTTCTTTTAAACTGTATTATTATATTTTATTCGATTTTATTAAACCTATATATTATATGTTTGATAAAGAAAGCATCTTATTTTATGTTATTTTAGCAGTTATTTTAATTTTTTGTTTAAAAATTTATAGCGAATCAGATGCATATAATTTAAAATGTATCATATCTAATGTAGATGGTGAAACATATTGCGTTAGAGATCGAGCGAAGCTTGAGCTTGCTGCTGATTTATTAGCGGAAGTTACCCAAAAATGTAAAACACTTGTAGTTCATATGGGAAAAACATATCCTGAAAATGAAGATGTACAACGTCTAGTTCAAAAATTTAATCCTACCAAAATATCTGAAACATTGCCTACTAGTGAATACACTGCATACAGTGAAAACAAAGGTGAAAAATTAGCATTTTGTTTAAATACAACCAAAAAAGGCAATAAATTAATTGATATTAATACACTAACATTTGTTGCACTTCATGAATTAGCTCATATCATGACCATATCAGAAGGTCATAAACAAATATTTTGGCAGCATTTTAAATTTTTGTTAACGGAAGCAAAAAAAATTAATATTTATGTACCAGTCGATTATAAAAAAAATCCAGAACCATATTGTGGAATGGATATAACAGACAATCCATTATATGATTTGGTATAAATTTACTTTTTCTTCATGTAGATAAATACAAATAAACTTCAATATAAATTTATTATTGAAGTTTATATATTATACTTTTTACACCTTTGGCTCGGGAGAAAAATACTAAATTTAAATAAATGAATGTATACAATAAATGTAATACTCTTTACCATTATTTTGTTCTGGAATAACATAATGTTTTATATAACTTATTTTACCAATTCTATTCAAAGGATCTTGTCCATCTCCATTTATTCTCATAAGAAAATTTCTATCTTCCTCAATTAATTTTTTTATTTTGTAGGTAATATATTCAGTATCTCCTTTAATATGTTCTTTGTATTTTGCAAAAAAACTATTTATAATACTATCTATATCACGATTTTTTTCAAAAAATAATTCCTCAAAATCATAATATTTATTATCATCAGCATTAATTGGCATTTTTATTAATTTATATTTATAATTATATCTAAATTGTTTTAGCACTTTAATATTTAAAGTTGTAAAGAATATTTATATTGAAGTTTATTTTGATATACTTTTTTTAAAAGTATAATATATATGTCACTATTTCCAATATTTAAAGTAAATAAACTATCCGAAAAAAATAAAACAGATACAATATTTGTTTTTTTCGGAACAAATTTAGATATAGATGATCCAAATGAATTATTTAAAAGTGATCCTACTAATGAAGCATTTACAGATGTTTTTTTGAAAGAGGAATTAGATAACATTAAAACTAACAATATACCTGTTGTATTTTTAAATCAATCTATTCATATAGATGACAGTATTGGAATAATCAAATTAAAAGTATTTGAAGCATTGCGTCGATCTGTTTCTATGAGCGAAATATATCTGTTTTGTCTGAAAAATGAAAAACTTAATCCTATTACTATGTATCAAAATTTGACGCAAAATGATAACTTACCTTTAACAAGAATTCGTTTAGAACAAATGCTCAAAAATATTTATGACGATGATGGCGAACCAATTGATTTTGGTTTACCTAAAAAAGAAAAATATACATTTGATGATATTTTAAAATTAGATTTAACAGAAAGAACATATTTGGTTGCAAAGGTTCTAGGACAAAAGTTTGTATTTAATCACGAATATCCGTTTATAGCAGATCCATTTTATGTAACTGAATATGACGCATTATTAGAACATTCTAGAAGAGAATTAACGTCTCTTAGTAATAGTTTATTATTAGAAACATTTCCAATATTTCAGAATACAATTTATCTTTGCACTGCACCAGATGTTTTTTCTAAAGAAACAGCTGTTTCAATTGAATATACATGCAAAATTTATTTCCCTTTTTTGTACCAAGATAATATAGATACTCTTGAAAAATTAGATGATAAACGTGACAAATTAATAGAAGATACGTCAAATAAACTAACACCAGATGTTGAAAAAGGATTTGAAAGTATTGATATGTTTTATAATATATTTCAAAATCAGCTATCATCCAAAAAATTCTCTGAAAATAAACAAAACACTGGAATTAAATTTATTAAAATAATTATGCATCCAGATTTTCAGATTAAAATTCCAATTGATGTTATTTTCAAATTAATTCATGCAACTAAAGAGTTTCCATTAATTAAATTTAACCCCGAAACTCGTCAAGAAAATATTTATCGATTATACACTGAACAAATGACGGCTGATGGTAGAAAAATACCTTTTTTAAATAAAGCTATTATTTTTAAATTAATAAAAAATATTGGAAAAGGAAAATCGGTTGCTGTTTATACTAACATAATGTTCAAAGGTGTACCATATTACATGGCTTGTGAATTTGCTGATAATGGATCTATTACTATATTTCCTCTTTCTAATTTTGATACACCTATTTTGGTTGATGATATAAATACTATCATGGATCTTACAGTTAACCCATTAATTGAACAAATTAAACCATTTTTTGAACAAAGTGGTCTTGAAATTCCATTATTTACATCAATTAATTCAATAAATATAGAAATTAAAGAACTAACATATCAAACAGTATATTCTATTTCTAATCCTATAGATATTACTGAATACATAGGATGTGTTTCCAGTGCATTTACTATCGAATCCGCCAATTTTAAACAAGGCATCGAAATGCGTTTCAAAAGGGTAGCTAATTTTAATAAAAGAGACAGTCAAGAAGCTTTTATTATTGAAAAAATTGATCAAGGTCTGAAATTTGATGAAATTGTTGAAGAACTTATACAAAATTATACTGATATTAATGATGAAATTGCAGCCGATTTAATTGCCAAAATTCGCTCTGAACTTGAAGTAACTCGAGGTGCAAATAGAAGACGTTCATTAATGATTAAAATCAATCCTGGATTTAAAACACGCATTTCTTTAAATTCTATTGTTGGCGAAATTACCGTAACCGTTGAAGGTATTAATGATATTTTGTATTTAAATACGATCCCCATTTATATCGATACTTTAGTTCGAATTAGTCAAGACCGTAATAGCAGTAAAATTCCAGAAGAAAAAATTCATAAATTATGTACCGGTAAAGAATTAGAAGATGTTGAATTTGGACAAATAACTGCCATTTCAGAGTTAAGTATTTCTGATAATAAAGTTCCTAATCTTCAAGATGAATTCCCTGTTTATTCTTCTAAACAAAAACCTTCAGATGAATTGAAAATGGGAGAAAATATGGATGATTTATTAGATTTATTAGCATTTGATGAAGATGAAGGTGAAGATGAAGGCAATTCTGCTAATAAAGGAGGAAAAGGCTCTTCTTCTGACGAAGAAGTTAAAACACCTGTTCTTTCTTCTGATGAAGAAGTTAAAACTCCTGTTCTTTCTTCTGATGAAGATGAAGATTCTGGTCTTGAAGAAGAAGAAGATGATGATGATGAAGAAGAAGGATCTGATGAAGATGTTAAAACACCAGTGCTTTCTCCTGATGAAGATCCAAACAAAAGTGAATTTCAACAAAAACCTGTTGTTATTCCTTCGTCAAAACAATCAGTTAAAGAAGATGAAGGATCTGATGCTGATGAAGAAGAAGGATCTGATGCAGAAGTTTCAACACCAGTTCTTTCTTCTTCAGAAGAAAAAGAAAAAGTAGTACCAATAATAAAACCAGCTGTAGAAGTTGAAGTTAACATTAATCCAAAAGTACCTACACCTCCCGCTGCTGATATTAATAAATCCAAAACTCCTACTTTAGCAGAAGCAGATGTAGAAGAACTAGATATTAATCCAAAAGCGCCTACACCTCCAGCTGCTGATGTTAATAAATCCAAAACTCCCACACCTCCAGCGGCTGATATTAATAAATCCAAAACTCCTACTTTAGCAGAAGCAGATGTAGAAGAACTAGATATTAATCCAAAAGCGCCTACACTTCCTGTAGTAGAAGAAGTTGTATTAAAACCACCTACACCCTTAGAACAAGCAAAAGCAAAAGAAGTAGACCTAGAAGAAGAAGTAGTATTACAACCTAGAAAACCTAAGGCAAAAAAAGAGAAAAAGATTGAGATTATTGCAAAAGAACTAGAAAATACGGTTCGTGATATTAGAGGAATGAAATTAAAATATCCAAATCCATTTTCTGCACGATTAGAAACAAGAGCATCGCAATTATTTGTTAGAGAAAAGAATGATAAAATTGATGTGTATACAAGAATGTGTCCATTTAGTTTAAATGATCGACGTCAACCTGTAATATTAAATAAAAAAGAAAAGGATGAATTAATGGAAGATCATCCTGATATACATGAAGAAGCTGATTTTATTGAATATAACACAGATCCAAATGATAGTTCCAAGAAATTTTACTATACTTGTCCCCGTTTCTGGTGCATGTTAACAGATAAAATGGTTACAGAAAAAGATATATTGGAAGGAAAATGTGGTCCAAAAGTAGATAGAGTAGAAGATGCTATTATTCCAAAAACAGCTGAAACAATTAAAAATGATGGCAGATATGTATATCAATTTTATGAAGGTAAAGAAAGAAAATATCCTGGATTTCATAAGAAAAAGACACCATCTGGACTATGTATTCCTTGTTGTTATAATAAATGGGAAACAGAAGAAATGAAAAATCGTCGTGATCTATGTCAAGGAAAATACAATGAAAGTGAAGCTCAATCCGTTACAGAAGAAGAGAAAGATTTTGAAGAGCAGCTTAAAAGAGATGTTCTAAATGCAGAGAATTATGTGAAAGGTCCTGAAAAATATGGTCCTCAATTAGGAGAAAATCGTTGGGGGTTTTTACCAATTGTAGTGCAAAAATTTTTGCATGAAGTTAATGAAGATTGTCAAGTTAGTAAAATGGATGCAAGTCTTAAACCAAATCATACATGTATTTTAAGACATGGGGTTGAAGTAAATTCACAGCAATCATTTATTGCATGTATTGCAAGTGCGATGTTTTATGGACAACTAGATGAAACGACTAAACAACCATTAATTACCAAATTTATTCCAAATGCAAGACATGAAGTTCCTAGTATAGAAGAAATGAAAAATAAAATAATAATTCCAGCAATAAATATTGATAAATTTATCAAATATCAAAATGGTGATTTAGTTACTAGTTTTGCTAATCCTGATGCAGAAGTAGATATTAATAAACCAGAATATACAAAATCCAAATTATATAAGAAGGCAGAAGAAACATCTGTGGAGGGTAAAGAAGACAGGTCTGATGTTAGTGCCGATAATGATGTATCTACTAAACCACTTGAATTCTTTACTAGAGTAGTACAAGCATATGAAAATTTCATATCATTTTTAAAGGATCCTAAAATTTATATTGATTATACTTATTTATGGGATTTAGTCTGCATGCCTAATTCAGGTTTATTTGAAAATGGGATTAATCTAATCGTTTTAGAAATACCCGAAGATGATATAACTAACAATATTGAGTTAGTGTGCCCCACAAATAGATATTCAACTCATATTTATGATGTAAGAAAACGTAGCTTAATTTTAATTAAACGCGAAAATTATTTTGAACCTATTTATGGTTATCGTAATAATACTGATCGAAATGTTATTCAAATTACAAAAACATTTAGCGAATATGATCGTCAATTACCTAAAACACTTAGAGCCGTTTTTACCAAAATTATTAAACGCACATTAGGAGAAAGATGTGGAGTATTTCCCAGTAATAAAGAATATAAATTTAAACATCCGGAACTATTAGATACTTTAATAATATCATTAATCGATAAGGGTTATACTATCATAAAACAGGTATTGAACTTTCAAGGGAAAGTTATTGGTGTACTAACACAATCATCCAAAGGACTTGAAGGATTTGTACCGTGTTATCCATCTTCCCTAACAATTTTAAAAAATTCAAAAAAATATGGCAAAAAATCATGTGATGCAGAAACCAGGTGTGATTTTGATTTTGTTTATATGTCGGATAAAATATGGAAATCATATGACGAAACATTAGCATTCTTAAAAGAATATTATGATTATAAAGAACATGAAAATGTATTGGAAAAATCGGACTGTTTTGCAGAGAATTCTTTTTGTAGAGTTGTCAAAGATGAACTAATTATTGGATTTTTAACTAACACAAATCAATTCATTCGAATTTATGATCCTGTAGCAGTCTCATCTGTTGATGATAATATTAAAACGTTTACTAATAATGATATGTTAGTTGCAGATATTGAAACACTTACTTCAACAAAGGTTGATACAAAACGCACTGATTTTATCAAACGAATACAATTAGAAACCAATTTTTACAATGTTTTTAGAAACACAATTCGTATTTTATTTAATGATTATTCTAATAGTGAAAAAAGAAAGGAAATACAGGATGAATGCAACAAACGTTATATTTTATATCGGCAACAAGTTGACAAAGTTGTAGAAATGTTGCATGATTTAGTAGATAATAGTATTATTTTCTCAACTGGAGATGATGACAAAGGATTTAATTACAAAGATATTAATGAAAACGATATTCATAATTGTATTAAACTTTCAACAGACAAATGTGAAAATACTGGGGTTTGTCAGATTACTGATGATAAATGTACTCTTGTTTTACCTAAAAATAATTTAATTACAAATACTGACAATGAAAGGTTTTATTATGGTAGAATGGCAGATGAGCTAATTAGATATAATCGAATTAAATCATTCATATTCAAACCACAAGCATATTTATCATTTGGGCAAATTAAATATAATTTACGAGATAATGAAATACTTATATTACAGGATTTATTGACACAAGATTTTTTTGAGAGTTTAATTCCAGCGGATATTAATAGATTTGCAAAATATAATACATATGATACTGCGGAGCCTATTATATCACAATCATACAAAAAAAACATAGAATTAAATGAAGTAATTAATCCTAATCATGAACGAGATTGTTTTCGATCTGAACCTGTAACAATTAAATCAATTATTTGGAAACATTGTTTTCCTGCTTCTTATAAGGAAGTTAACTATAGTGGTAGTAATTTTTGCGCTTTATATTTGATGATTGATTTGATCAAGGAATTTAAAGGAATTGATTTAACAGTTGAAGAAATAAAAGATGTACTAATAGATGAATACAGGGCTTTAACAGATAATTATAAAAATCAAAAAAGAATTATTAATATAATTAATATTTTGAGAGAAGAAGGACAGTTTGATGCAAATCAATTGCAAGATGAAACTATTAATTTTGAACAATTGGTCCTTCAAGAAGGTTTTGGAGCTGTTAATTTTGATATGTGGATTTTGTTGTTTAAATATGAAATTCCTTCTATTTTTATTTCTAGTAAAGAAATTCCTGAAACTAGATTTAATAAAAAAGAATTTGTTTGTTATGCGGATGAAACACATGAAGATAAATTTGTTTTTATTATTACACCTGCTATGTATAGAAGAAGTAAACTTAAAAATCCAGAATATAAATTAATTGTTAGTGATCAAGAAAAGGTAAGTATTTCATTGAGCTCATTAATTGAAGGCGAATGTTCACAAAACATAAAAGAAGCTATAAATATTGCATATCCTATTAGTAAATATATTGATGAAATCTTTGAAAAAGATAATACTACAAAATATAAGAAAAGACAAAAAAAAGTAAGAGATATTGAATTTATGGAAGTTTCACAATCTGCTTTAGTTGAAGATCTAAATTTAGAGCAAGAAGCTAGACAAGACGTTACAGATGTGTTGGAAATAGAACCCAAAAAGGTTATTAAACTTAAAAAAGGTAGAAAACTAAAACCTACTATTGTTTTAGAAGAGGAAGAAGATATTATGGCACCAGGAGTTGAAGAAACAGATGAATCTGAATTTGTAATTGAATTACCTCCATCTGATCAAAAACCAAAGAAAAAGAAAACTAAAAGAAAACAAGCAAATATTAAATTTAATCCTCCTGGAAAAACCAAGAAAAATGTACATTTTTCTGTGTAATTTATTTAATTATCGTCATAATCACTATTATATTCTTCGTCATCTATATTACTTAGTTCATTTGTGTAAAATAATTCATCTGGATCATATTGATCATTTGTATATTCATGTAATATTCGATTTAATCTATTTGCATTTGTTGATGCATTTGTTGATGCATTTGTTATTTTTTTATATGTACATTTTGAATTATCAATAGATATATTATAAAAATTTATATGATCAGTTATAAATCTAAATGTTAAAGGTGTTTTTTTGAATTTTCTTCTTGATCCTGTGTATATTTTTCTACCAAATAAATTATTATATTCATAAAATTTTCTTAATTTTATGTGTAACTGATTTTTATATTTGAATATTTTTTCAGTACCTTTAATGCTATAATGAATTATATAATGATAAAATAAATATGGTCGAAATATATCAACTAACATATCTTTTGGAAAATCTTCATGTATTATCAATTTGTTAGTATGATAGTTATGTTTTAGCATAATAAGTACTGCATTATATAAGGTTTGACTATGGCTATTATAAACATATTGTTTAATAGAGTATTCTCTTAAAAATGGTTCATTATTAATATAAAAATTATGTTTTACAAAGCAATCCAAAAAAAATAAATGTATTATCAATGAAAATTTACATGAACATTCTTTCATTTTAAAATATATATTGCATAATGTAGATGTATTCAATTTTTGATTATTATATGGATTTTTTGGTGATAATGGCGATGCAAAAAAATTAGGTGCATTACAAATAGCTGTTTCTATAATATGTATTAAATCATGCATACTAAATAAATATCTTGATTTATTTTGCAATATAACAAATGTTGCTGGATGATTTATGTCCAATGGATATAATGTTAGATCATTTGACACTACTAACGGCCAGTACTTATATCTATATATATTTAAAACTTTATTTATTGCAAAATAGATCCGTTGGGCAGCACAAAAAATATCCAGTATTTTCTCTTTAAGTTCATTTGAAATAAATATATTATTTAAATAATTATTTAAAACACATAATTTTACGTGAGCCACCTTTGAATAATAGTTTTTGATTTTTGAATTTTTAAACGTGTGATACATCTCATCTATCATTAAATAAATATAAGTTGACACATTTATAAACTCGTCATCATATTTTCTTTGTAAAAATACTTCAAAAGGATCATCAGGATAAGTAATTTGTTTACTTTTTATACATTTTTGCAATATATAAAAAAATGTTTTCATTTATTATTAATTTACTACTAATGGTTCTAATATTTTTATTTATACTAATAATATTATTTATTTTATAATATTATTTAATTTAATTTAATCTAATCTAATTACTACAAATTTCTAAGCAAATGGATCATAATTATTATCAGTTCCCATTTCTTCCATTTTAATATTCGCCACATTTGTCTCTATCTCAAGCTGTCTCTTGCTACACATTTCGTCTTTTTCTCCCAATCCTGCAAACAGTGTCTCTTCTATTATATCTTCATTTGACTTGAACTCATATTTATATTTCTCATCCAAATTTATCATTTCATTCAAATCTAATACTACTTGAAATGATGCCGTACCATATAATCCTTCTTGACCGCACATCACATTCGCTGAAATACCTCTCATCGTATCTAATTCCGCATGTCTTGCCGCTTTCAAGAACATCTCCGGGGTCTCCTCAAATGAAGCCTTTGCAATAGGACCAATGTCGTCATTATTTATTCCATGTCTAAATATCGAAATCATCTTAAAATTAAACGTCATTCTGTCGCATAACAATGCCATATGATGCGCATTTACATATGCACCATCAAACTCTAGCACTTCTGCTAATTCATTGTACAATGCAAATCTAGCTGCCTCCATTCCTAGCACATTGTAAATTTCAATGATATCATTGCTATAAGTTCTATTTGGATCTATGTAGTCTAGCCCTAAAACATCCAACATATTTGTTCCAATTGTATCTAAGACCCAGATATCCTTCTTGATATATGCACCCGACTTTTCTACCAAATTATCTTTGATCTTTCGCAAAATAACCTTGTCGATATTTTTTACACCTCTTAATACTATATTATTCAACAAAGTGTCTTGGAAATTCTTCAAGATATAAATCTGATCTGATTGATCTAGCGGATTGAGCTTTGCCTTTTTCTGACTTCTACTCTTTGCATTATCTATGATATTTTTCATCCGAATTCTAAACACCAACTTGTCCGCATTGTAGTCTGAGTAAACGCATGAAATTTCTTCCTTGTATGTATTATTTAATGTAAAGTTCACATCATCCATCGTTATGTTCTTCTCAAGCATCACCTCTGGATCCATTATGATACGAATAATCCATTTTGACTTCTCAGCCGCATCATCTTCCATTGGTGTATCCATGCATTCTGCAACCATCGTCTCAAATTCTCTGTATTGTGACATCGTATTCTTATCTTCATCAATTAGAGTATTCAAGTCATCTGGATCAAAGCATATCTCAATCGACTTCACAATTTCTTCTAATCTTGTATGCTCTAACATGTACTGAATTGTGCTCGCTTTTTCTCTATCTGTCTCATCTTCTGGCTTCAAGAATACAGTTAATGATGGGTTTTTAAGGGATGCAGATAACGATAATATTTCTTCAATTCTTGGCACACCACGTGTTACGTTAGACTTGGAAGCAACACCTGCAAAATGGAAAGTGTTCAAGGTCATCTGAGTTGTTGGCTCACCAATACTCTGGGCGGCTATCATTCCAACCATTTCACCAGGTGAGACAATGGATCTTTTGTAATCAAGCACAATTGTCTGCAATAATATGTCTAGTGCCTTCTTGTTAAAACGCTTGTTCACTAGCAAATCTTTTGGAGACAAATAGTAGAAATACATGACTTTAAATAGCTCTGTCGGTTGAGCATAGTGAATTTTTAAAAGACTGTCAAATGTCTCCTCTATCAAATTAAATGCCTCCAACATTGTTATGTCCACTAGCGAATTAGGATTGACATTTTGTTGTCCCATTACATTTTGAATGATGTGCATAAATGCAACAGGTAAACGTACTACCTTGTCTGATTTGTAATTGAATATATTTTTTATAATCTTAGCTCTATTTTCTATCATATAATTCGTATATTTTTGGCATTTTGCGTTAATTTCCGGTTCTTGTTTCTTTTGTCTTGTTAAAGCACTCTTCACAAACATTCCCGATAATGCTTTTGATTTACCTTTCGTATCTTCCGGAATATTGAAATGCGCATAAATATCTTGAACAGTCATATCAACAATTGGAATTTCTTGATTTTCGACCTTGATCGTGTCAATTCCATCATCTCCGTAAGAGAATTGCACAATTTTACCTTTACTGCTTCGCACAGTCATGTCGTAATTTACCATCAAATCTTCCATTCCTTTAATCAATCTTCTTTGGATGTAACCAGTTGTTGAAGTCTTTACTGCAGTATCAATCAAACCAATACGACCACCCATCGCGTGGAAGAACACCTCTTGTGGCGATAATCCATTAATATATGAACTTTCCACAAATCCACGAGCTACTGGACTGTCATCGTACTTAGCATAATGAGGTAGAGTTCTGTGTTCAAATCCATAAGGAATGCGTTTTCCATCCACGTTTTGTTGTCCTAAGCATGCTGTCATTTGCTGAATATTAATCTCCGTACCTTTTGATCCTGCATTGAACATGATGACAAATCTATTATCTTTGCTTAGATTTTTAAGTGCTTCTCTGCCTGCCTCTGATTGTGCCTTTCCAAGAATGTTATTTATTTTTGTCTCAAACTCTTCCTCATTGGTTTTTCCTGAGCTGTTCTCAAAAACTCCGACTTGAACTTGATCAATCAAATTTTTCACATCTGTCTTTTTATCTGTAATAATGCTAATAATTTTAGCATTTGTTGTAGCACTTGTGATCAAATCACTGATACCCACACTGAATGCACTTTGTTTCATGTATTCTGTTACAATATTCTGCAAATCATCGATAAATTTAGCTGATGCCATGTTTCCAAATGAATTGCAGACACGATGAATTAGACCTTTTGTACCTGACCCTAGAATACCTTTGTCCATCTGGCCTCTCAAATAGTGACCATCTTTGATCTCTACGACATTATTCGACTCCGCAATATTCTCTTTTTCTCCATCGAATTGTTTGTTCTTCACTTTGATTGAGAGTGGCGGCAAAATCTGTGAAAGTACTTCAAAATTACTTACTCTATCATTTGCAGATTTTCCTCCTGTTAGTGCTACTGGATTTATCCTGTCAAACATCATCAGCAAATTCATCGCTTCCTTGTGTGTAAAATTTATCGCCTCTCTTGTAAATCTGTACGATCCCAACATGGAATCCTGATAGATGCCGATAATCGGCGCATTATTTCCTGGGCTTATAATTTGGTATGGCACTGCGGCCAAATTCTTTAACTCTGACTCTGCCTCTGGATCCTGTGGCATGTGCAAATTCATTTCATCTCCATCGAAATCCGCATTGTAAGGCTTTGTGTCCGCGACATTCATTCTAAAAGTATCGCCTTTTTTCATAATTTTAGCGATGTGACACATCATCGACATTCTGTGTAAAGTAGGTTGACGATTGAATAAGATTGCATCTCCATCCATCATATGACGATGTACAATGTATCCATCTTCCAAGACAATTGAGTTTCTATCTTTGTATCGCAAAGTAATTGACTTGACACCAGGTATTTCTAATATTTTTGCACCTGGCCAAACATCTGGACCATTTTGTACCAATTTTGTCAGGAAAGCCTTGTTCACTCTGTTCACTACAACAGGCTTCGTAATATTTTTCGCAATTTTCATTGGAATACCAAGTTCTCTAATTGAAATGTTAGGATCCGCTGTAATAACCGAACGTGCGCTAAAATCAACACGTTTGGCCATCAAATTGCCTCTCATACGACCACCTTTTCCATTCAATCTGTCCTTAATTGATTTCAATGGTCTTCCTGATCTTTGTGCCACTGGATTTGCACCTGGCAATTTATTATCTATCTGACTTGCCACT